GCGACATGAACACAGGCAACTGGAACACAGGCGACTGGAACACAGGCTACAGGAACACAGGCGACAGGAACACAGGCGACTGGAACACAGGCGACAGGAACACAGGCGACAGTAACACAGGCTACAGGAACACAGGCGACAGGAACACAGGCAACTGGAACACAGGCGACAGGAACACAGGCGACAGTAACACAGGCTACAGGAACACAGGCGACAGGAACACAGGCGACTGGAACACAGGCTACAGGAACACAGGCGACAGGAACACAGGCGACAGGAACACAGGCTACAGGAACACAGGCTACAGTAACACAGGCAACTGGAACACAGGCGACAGGAACACAGGCGACAGTAACACAGGCTACAGGAACGGCGGTGCATTCTGCACCGACCGTAATCCTAAGCTGATACTTTTCAACGTACAAACCGACATCTTAGTAAAAGATTGGGAACAACACGAAGCATGTCGTATAATGAACAATCTTAACCCTAATATTTGGGTTTGGGACAGTGAAATGACAGCCGACGAAAAGACTAAGTTTCCTACCTATAAAACAACAGGTGGCTATCTTAAATCAATCTCCATGCACGAAGCGTGGTCAAACCTTTGGCATAACCTAACCGATGCTAAGAAAAGGGTATTTACTACACTTCCATTTTTCAACAAGGACGTATTCAAAGAAATTACAGGTATTGACGTATAGTTTCTGACCGTCTCTATACTAAATCTGTCTATTGGCTACTTTCGGGTAGCCTTTGGCGGTGGGGAGGCATTCTGCTTCTCTGTGATAAGGTTTAGGAAAATGGGGTGACAAGCGCAAGGCGTAAACCCCATTTATTAAAAAATTAAAAACGATGAAATTAAGTAACCACGAAGTTTGGATAACCTGTAAACAATGCGCATCTTTTTTTGATGCCAGAGTTGACGGTTTTGTTTGTCCACACTGCAAATGTAATAACGACCATGTACAGAAATAACGCATTTAAAGCTATTCATCCAAACAAACCACAAGCAGTTAAGCAAGTTATTGCCGAACCTGTAAAAGTGGAACAGAAGCCATTAAAAATGGGCTACAAAGGGTTTAATAAAGACCTATCCTGCAATAGCGGTAGTCAAAAACACATCTACGAAATAGGTGTAGTATATGAGAAGCCCGAAAAGGTTAATCCCAAACCATGTAGCAATGATGGGTTTCACTATTGTAATAACTTAAATGACGTTTTTAAATATTATCACAGAGATAACGGTCATCGTTTTTGTGAAGTGCAAATATTAGGTAACCATGCGGACGAGGGCGATAAGTCCATTACCACTAAAATAAAAGTGCTGAGGGAAATACCCGAAAGCGAAATAGAAAAGTTATCGTATGAAAGTGCCATTAACTTAGCTACTATCCGTAAGATACAATACCATAACCCATTTCTACATTTAGGCGGTTCAGCGGCATTATATCTGTATGGCATACAACTGGACAGGATTAAAGAAAATGGCGGTTGTCCATCGGATATTGATATGATTTCACCGTTCTATCATTACTTAGTTGGTGACAAGGATGATAAGATAGAACCGTCTGATAGTAAGAATAGCGGAAACGATTTTGATGAAAGCTTTTACTTTAATGGTGTAGGTGTAGATTTAAGGATTGACCCACGCCAAAAGTATAACCTAATTAAGCACGACGGCTTTACCTATAAAGTTTCTGCCTATGAGATTATCATGCAAGCAAAACTAAAATATGCCCTTAATAAACAAAGCAAACACAAATCAGATTGCGATGAAATAATGGGCATTAAGATTAACGAGAAACCTAAAACAGCACCAGTAGAAGAAGAATTACCTTTTTAAATAAATAAAAACATGGAAAAATTAAACATATATCAAAAGCTACTTTCAATTCAAGAGAAAGTAAAGGGGTTAGGCAAGGATAAACAAGCGATGACCTATAAATACACAACAGGCGATAAGGTTTTAGATCACTTGCGCCCATTATGGACAGAAGCAGGATTGCTATTAAAGCAAGAAATATTGTCTATTGAAAATACTCGTCAAGATTATACAGTAGGTGGTAACACCCCACGCCCTAAAAGCGAAATACTTTCTAAAGTAATGATGAAGTTTACATGGGTAGACGCTGCGACAGGCGATAAGGACGAAAATCTATTCGGCGCAAACGGTCAAAATGATTGGGATAAGGGGATTGGTTCTGCCCTCACATACGCCGAACGGTATTTCCTTTTAAAGTACTTCCACATTGCTACGGACGAGGACGACATAGATAACCCCGGTAGAAAACCTGCGGATGAACCTACCCAACCTAAAATAGTTCCCGAACCCACAACCGCCGAAAAGGTAAGCATGATGAACGGTAAACAACCAGAGGGAGAGGTAACAGACGCACACCGTAAAGCAATAGGTATGGCACAAACTATCCCCGCTTTAAACTCAATAGTTAAAGACCCTGCATGTGCGCATTTAATAAGCAATGAAGAATTTAAAAGCCTTGTTACTAAACGTAGGGCTGAACTAACACCTAAAGTATAACGATATGAAATATTTGAAAATTAGTAACCAAGGAATGCTTGACGTTCGCCTCATCATGTTAATGGGCGCAAGCACTAAAACAGACGACCCTACTAAAATAGGCCAATTTGGAACGGGCTTAAAGTATGCCATTGCTTATTTTCTTCGTAATGATATAGACTTTAAACTATTTGTTGGTGAAGAAGAAATTGAGTTTTCGGTTACTGATGAGAATATTTCAGGCAAAGAGTTTAAGGAAATCTATTGTGACGGTAAGTCAATGAATATTACTACTCAATACGGCTATCAATGGAATGCGTGGGAAGCGATAAGGGAGATTTACTGCAACGCAATGGATGAGGAAGAAGATAGTAAAACGGTTATTGACGGACGTGCAATCATTAAAGGAGTATCAGGTAAAACAACTTTCTATATCGGCGTAACAGATGCCATTAAAGAAGTGCTTGATAAGTGGGATGATTACTTCTTCAAAGGCGAATCATTATTTGAAAATGAAAAGGTTGCCATTTACAGGAATACAGGAACAGATTTAAAACTGTACAAAAACGGTATTCTTATTCAGTCAAGCGGCTATTATAAATCGTTATTCCTATACGACCTTAAACAAGCCAATCTAAACGAACTTAGGCAATATCAGGGTTATCTATCGGGCGACATAGCCGAAGCATTGCTATCGTCCTGTAAAGAGGTAATAAGCCTGTTATTGGCGGCTATTGCTGATAAGGCTAAAACAGATTTGTATGAGGTTAAATTAGATTGGAGTTATAAAACCTATGATGCCAAAACAGTAAAGTCTATATTTTCGGGATGGCTATTCTTACACCCAAGTTCAACGGTAGAGAACAAAGGCAAATCGCTGATAGTAAATGAAAGCCTGTTTATGCTATTGAAAGATGCGGGAGTACCGACAGAACGCCTTAAAAAATCATCGGGCGGTTATTATGGCGGTAGTGGTGGATATACCGAAAAGGGTGATATAACTTACAAAGAGGTGCTTAACCCCGAATTGCAACAACGTATTCAAGCCATAGCAGTTAAATATGGTTCGGGTATTAAATACTCCATTGCCGTACCAAAAACAGGCGACTTTGAGTTGTTTGTAAATAACAATAGCGTTATATTTAATTCGTCTTTGGAAAACCTTTCAAATGATGATTTAGAGGCTACGGTATTGATTGGCATCTTCCACGCACAAGATCACAACTTTTTTAAAGCCTTTAAACGCCTAATTCGTTTTGTTATGGGAAACCGTAACTTTAAGAAGATATTATTCGGTAGGAATATCGGCAGCGGCATTAAACCGCAATATGAAGCACCCTCTATGGATGTACCAAAACCACAAGTAGACGATTTATTACCATTTTAAATAAACCACCATGAGCACAGAAACAAAAGAACAGGGATTGCAGATAACAACTAAATCCCTACAAACCCTAAATAAAGACAATATAACCGACTTAGCCAAGCATTTGGTAGCAGAAGTAGCCGAGGGTAACCTTGATGCGATGGACATGTTGATACAGGGGAAGAAACTTGAATTGTTGGCGAAAAGCATTTGTGATAATGTAAAAGACTTTGCTTATGGCAAAACATACGCCACTAAAGGAAATCCGTATCTAAGGTTTGAGGCTAAAGTTGAGGCTGCAGAATTGGGAACGGAGTATGATTACTCAAACTGTAACGACGACGAGGTGGTTCAACTTACCCTAAAGGCTGAAATGGCTAAAAAAGCGTTAGATGCCCGTAAAAAGTTCTTACAGGGGCTAACTAAGCCTACCACCATAGTAACAGACGATGGAGAGATAGTAACTATCAACCCTGCGGTTAAAAAGGCTACACAAGGCTATAAAGTAACACTGTAATGGCATTCATCAAGAACCTATTCAACTATTTAGGCTTTAACTGTTTCCTAAGAAAGCACAACTGGATAAAGTGTGGTGATAGTGATATATGCTCACGGTGTCCCGCTATAAGGGTTAAAATAGGGAATAAGTTTAAAGTATTGTAATTAAATAAAGCTATGGAAGGGAAATTAAAAGTGGGGGATAGGGTGCGTATCTCATCTGCCCCAATAGTTGATAATAACGAATACCGACAATTGCAGATAAACTCAACAGTTGGTAAAACAAGTAAAATATACCGTATTTACGAAAACGGGAATCGAAATATTTGGGTAAGTGCCGATGGCGTAAACAATTACTACAATTCTGAAAACTTAGAACTAATAAAACATCATGAAACTAATACCAATAATTATATGTGAAGATGGAGTATCTGCAAAGGCGAAAAATCCGTTTGAAAAGTATTTCTATTTAGGGGGTACGAAAATAATATCCCAAGACTGGATAGACTTCACCAAAGCCAACGCATCTTACCCCCTTATAGGCAATAAACAAGTGCCGGGTAGTGAAATGATGGGAAAGGTGGTTTGGCAATCGAAAGAATGGCACTCTGATAGATGGTTAGATGGCAAGGTTATACATACAGGCTTTGAAACACGCCAAGCCTATGCATTAACCATCCCCAAAACAATAGACGGCTTTGCGCCAAACTCTGAAATAGGTTGCCCGTTTGATGAGGCTGGAACGGTGGGTGATTCCAAAGCTATAACGAATTACATGAAAAAGGTAATTGATAAACAAGATAATATTTTGGCTTTAGAAGGAAGTTTTAATGTTATTATTAGCAAGGAAGGTAAAATTATTTCCTTCGAGGAATATGGTGAACATTTGCTTCATTTATCATTTGGTGATTTTAATACTATTTCTAAATTTTTTAATATGATTGCCGGTTACAACGCAGGTGAGGGGAAGTGGATAGGTGTGGAAGACGCTTTGCCCGAAATTGGCATTGACGTATTGTGTACGGATAATTTTGAATGTTATGCTATTGGCTGGTATGCTAATGACAATTTCTTTAATGATAAGGTTATGAATGTAACACACTGGCAACCACTTCCTACACCCCCAACAACATTAAAATAAAGAAGATGAAAATAATGTATTATATAAAAAAAGCAAACAAGCCAATTGAAGCAATATTATTAGAGGATAATAGGCAATCAATTGAAGTGGTAACCAAATTTCTGCAAAATGGCGAATTAAATAATAAACCGTCAAATTCAGAAAAGGAAGCATGGGAAAGATATTTAAGTTACGTAAGTAAAGACGGCGGCATTTTTCTTAAAACGCCTGAAAGCAATGGTGAAACACAATTAGCATCTTTTGGAGATTTTATAGTTAAGGCTTATTCCGAGAAATTAGGTTGGCATTTTTACCCTGTAAAGCCTGATTATTTTTATGATAATTACGACCTGTTAGACAACAATCTAAGCGATTTGGTAAAGGCAAAAACAGACAGAATAAGTAATTTAAAATCAAAATTGAAAATTAATTGGAATAGTCTATGTGATGATGACAAGGCGTTACTTATTAATATTTGTGAAAGATGAAAAATAACAACTCAATATTTATAGCATATTACGTATTTGCATGCGTCGTAGTACTTTCGGTAATAATTGCCATAGCCATCTACCATGCTTCATTATGGCTGATGTTAATACTGATTGTTTTGCAAATAAGTCCTACAGAAACAACAAATAAAGATTAATTTATGAGTGTCATGATATGTGCCCTTAATAAGGTATGATGTAAATTCACTACCCAACGTAAATGCTATCGATATAATAAAAGAAGAAATAAAAACTCTTACCGAATTTAGCAAAGTACCAAACTCCGTAACAAGGGGGAAATATAGGTTCGCAATAAAAGTTTTGAATAATATGTTAGCCAGATTAACCCCATCTAATAAAGCATAATATGAAAAGTAAAGAAGCAGTATTAAACGAAATATATGAACCATCTGCCGACATACCCTTGTTTGTAGCTATACAGTTAAGCACAGACCAACAGGTTATTGAAAAGGCCATGCAAGAATACGCCTCCCAATACCTAACCTTACTAAAAGAGTGCAGGGAAGAATTACTTGATTATGCAGATGATAATAAGAGTGCAAGAACGCTCATACAAAAAATTGATGAACTAATTAAGGAAGCATGAAAACGAAAAAGCATGGCAAATAACACTCATTGGTCACAAGATGATCTCCGTAAAAAAGGTTTGATTGAGGTTGATAACAAGGCATCAAGTCAGGTGGCTAAAAAACTTGATAAGTTGCCGTTAATTACTGTTACGGGCGTTAATAGGGACGAAGCATTATTACAACATCCAATGTGTAAAAAACCCACTGAAAACCGTAAGATTAAAAATGCAGTTAAGGTCGAGATTGACGGGATAAAGTTTGATAGCCGTTTAGAGGCGTATCTACACGGCTTATTAACTAATGCCAATATACATTTTGAATTTCAGAAAGAATACATTTTACAGAACAAATTTAGGTATCGTGGTGAAGCGGTGAGGGCTGTGACATTAACGGTGGATTTCTTTTTGCCAATACACGGCATAATAGCCGATTCTAAGGGTTTTCAAACACAACAGGGTGCTATTAGGTGGAAAATGCTTAAAAGTGTCTTAAAACATCTGAATGACGAAGAACCTGAAATTGTTATTTTAAAGAATAAAAAAGAATGTGAGGCTTTCGTTAACAGATTGCTTTACGATTCTAAATAGGTTAATCGCTTACTATATCAAAAATAGATTATGAACGGACAGAAAATAAAATTAACAGATGAGATGGCATCCTTTGCAAACGCATGGAACGCCGTCAAGTTAGACCGAAATAACGAATGGTTATACATTCCTTTTTGGTTTAAGAAAACAGACGACCCAAATATAGTTGAGGTATATTCCTTTGACCATTTGCCCGTTGAATTGGTTAAATACGAGGCTGAACAACGCCAAAAGCTAATTGACAACCCCGACAAGGTTAGAAACCGTATCTACCCTCTTGTAGAGGCTGAATGCGTACCTGCACAAAATGTAGAAAAAATTAAAAGGAAACGAATTGAAAAATAATTTCACTAGATTTGTGTCATTGTCGGAACAAGCTTTGGTAGGCTATTCCCTCATCAGTCTAAAGATATTTAATTGCTTGCCTGTACGATTGTTTGTACAGATTCCGGTGAAAGCCGTAAGTCCTACCAAAGCGTTGTATAGCAACCGACAGGTAAGCAATGATAATTTTCTCGGCAAGTTAACCTTTAAGAATACTCACTCCCGAATATATAATAACGGGATGAAAAGGAACTACACACCAATAGGTTTATTGGCACCCGTAACGAAAGTTAGTATTACGCATACCAGGAGTGAGGCAACCCATTCTCCGGTTAGAACCGAAACGATATACTGTGACCGACCCGACGGAAGTTGGATTGAAAAAGGTTTTAGAAGTTTGTTCCTTTATCCTCAATTAATCTTTGGGGGTAAGGGGGCAAACCCTCTTTTTCTCCTCTACTCTTTCAGTTCCCTCTCTCAGGAAGTCGATTATTAAATAGTTAATTAAAAAATATAAAACATGCAATATAGTCCAAAACTTAAAACAGCAACTTAAGTAAACATGACTGATTTCCATTATTGTTCGATTCGTAAATGTGGGTGCCCATTAAATGGGCACGAATTAGCGTGTTTAGAGGACAGAGAGTACATACGTATTCACACCAAAATATTAACAGGGTATGAACTAACCGACAGGGAACTAACAGATATGATTAACAAAATAAAATCACAACATGAAACTATTTGAAATTTTACAAAAACTAAATGACGGGGATGCTAAAAACGGGACTGCTAACGTAGGCATCTGTAGTGAAATTGTGTCGGTCGATAAAAAAGGACACAATGGACATGTTAAAGTCGGTATTCCCGGCGATGTAGCGCAAGAGATAGTGCTTGACCCCGATAAGAAAGCCCTTATGTTGTTAATAATTGACAGAAAAGAGTATGACACCCTTAAAAATGGTAATGATTGGACTTTCGTTGATAACCTCCCGCAAGCGGTTCATGTTCTTACCTATCAATTAAGATGCGACGATGAATATAAGCAAACATGGATAGCCAACATTGCTATGGCATTTCAAGATGCTTTTTGGCAATATATGGAAGGGAAAAACTTTTCAATAAACTTTAAAACAGACGAACACGGGAGGGAACGCATCCACACAATATCAAATGATGCCGCTAAACAGTTTATTTCTAATCTCACCCAAACCAATGGGGGTAACTAACCATGAGCAGAACTAAAACCTATAACGGCGTTAAATACGAGTTAATTGCCTCCACAAAGGACTATCGGGATAAAGAACCCCAACCTATTAAAGAAGTAATAGCCAAAAGCATTAGCGACTTAAACATATACGGCAGTAAAAAATGGGAGAAATTAAGATGGAAAAAATAACGCATAAAGATATCATGGCACTTTTTAATTCAATGGATGCATTAGGAATTAAAGAAATATTCCTATCCAAAGAAGATACTTCTAAACAACTCATTGACGATTGGTTTTATGTGAGGAATAAAAATGTAAAACGGATTTCGTATGTATGGGGTGAAAGTGGCAGTAGCTATTGGTCATTTGTTAAAGAAAATATTAAAGGCGAATTATTAAAAATAACATATCTTGAGTTTATATATAAAAATTAAAACAGACTTTGCTATTGCCATGGATAATGCTTTTAAGAAAGAGAGGAAGAAATGAAACAGTTTAAAACCTATAAACAAAAACTACGCAAAGGCATGGAACCAATAGGTGACCAAGCAAGGGAATGGATGACCCAAAAAGATTGGGATGAAATAGATGCAAGGATTGAACGCTTAAAGGCAAGTGGCGAATACGGTCAAGAATATGAAACGACCTATAATATGATGTCAATTCCTGAATTTGATGAACCAGTAACTAAGCTGATGGAGGCTGGATTTCTAATCCCAAGAGGAATGTTTAAAGAAAATGATAAGGAAAAAAAGAAATGATACAATGGAAAAAACAACCCGATAAGCCTAAAGTTACCGAACCAAAATTTGGCGATACTAAGATAAAAAGAACGTTTCTTTGGTTTCCGTTTTTACATACCGATGGCGAGTTTTATTGGTTAGGATGGGTGGAAATGGAATATAAGTTTAGTTTAATACAAATTCCGCTACCCATAATGCCGTTTGAAGACTATGGGTGGGTTAAATCAAGAATTATATCCATGTAAGCATGCCAACTATCTGTAAAATTATAGGTTGTAACACTCCCATCTTTAGCGGTGGTTTGTGCCTACATCACTATAAGATTAAGAGGGCTTTAGAGCCAACTCTAAAACAAAGTGACAAAAGGGTTAATAAACCATACCGGGTTAAGCCCATGTCAGACAAGCATAAAAAGCTAATGGCAACCTATCTAACGCTTAGAGGAGTTTATTTAAAGAATTATCCTATATGTGAGGCACAGTTAGACGGTTGCACCAATTATTCTACCCAAATTCACCATAAAAAAGGTCGGGGCGAATATTTACTTGATAGTACAACGTTTTTAGCTTGCTGCGAAAACTGTCACCATTGGATTGAGTTACATCCAACCAAGGCAAAGGAATTGGGCTTATCACTTAACCGATTAGACAAATGAAAAATAGAATAGGAATTGACATAAAGAAAATGATTTCTGAGAACCCTAATGCTACTTCGTTTAACATTCACATAGTTGGTAGTTGCGACAAGTCGGTATCAAAAGTAAAGAGATTGTTTCCTAACGCCGTAAGAATTAATAAGCCATGAAAGGATTAGTCTTTTATCAACGCCCAAAACCTACCTATTCATACGAGGAAGTAAATAATGTTTTAGAAACCTCTTTAGACGATAGGCGAACTAAAAAGATATTACGCCTTTGGGAAAATACCCCAGTTAAGGATATTGTCACCAAACTCAATATAAGCCCCGCTACCGTGTTTAGATTAGTAAAGGGTAGAGTGGGTAAGAAAAGACACGTTATCAAGCATAGGGCGCATCAAGATACGTTTATAGTACTTAATTTGGAAACAGGTATTTACTACACCAGTATATCCATGGCATCAAAAACTGTCGGTATTCATAAATGCAGCTTCCGGGATTATCTGGTAGGGCGAACAAAACATCCATTATCAAAAACATTTAAAATAGTATGAGAAGTGATAACGAACCACTACCACACCACGAGTTAGCTAAACAAGCCATGCGGCTATCATTAATAGTTGTACAGGCAAAGAAAGAGTTGATATGCCCTAATTCCTATTCGGTATTTAATAAGGGCTTAAAACGGCTAAAAAGGACTACCTTTAAATAAATAATTAAAATGATAAGAAATGGAAACTTCAACAGTAGTAATCATTGTATTAGCACTTATCGATTCTTTCTTACGATGGTGCGACTACAAAACAAAGAAAAATGTAAACGATTATTTCAAACGACATTAATATGATACATACAGAACCAACACACGTATATTCGGCTGAATGCGATATATGCAAAATAGATTTTGAACACCCATTTGAGGGATGGACAACATTTTTAGACCAAGATTACATGATGGATAGCATGGGCAGTGCGGGTTGGCATATTGGTGACGATGCATGTTACTGCCCTAAATGCCATGAAATCGACGACGAAGATAATTTAACACTTAAACAACAATAACATGAAAAGAACAATTATTCTACTGGCGGTAATTGCCACAACACTTGCCGTAAAAGCACAAACACCTGAACAACACGTATTTTACGATACGGTAAAAACAGTTAAAGAAAGGGTTGATTTTACACCCGATACTATTCCTGTTTTTTTCAAGGAGTTAGGAATAGGCAAGCCTAATCAAGATGGCAGTATGTATGCTATTGTAACTACATTTTCAGATGGGTCAACTATCTATGAAAAATGGAATAAGGGTTTTGTAGTTTGGCAGACTTACGTTAAATCAACAATGGGTGTGTTTACGTCAGACAGCAGCGGTAGTATTGGATATCTTATCCAACAAGATTGGTATAAAAACGAATACGAAGAAAGCAAATCGCTATCGGGAACATTCTTATATGCCGATAAGAAAACTAAAGTAACCAACAAAGTAATTTATTCAATCAAACGTTAAACTATAAAATCATGAAACAAAAAACAATTTTTTACATTATCGCATGGTTATTAACCATGGGCTTACTAAACGCCAACGCTCAAACTAAAAGCGATACGGTGTACGTAAAACTACAAAAAAATCAGTTGGTACAGCTACAACAGGTATTAGGCTTTGCTTATAGCAACCTACCTACCTCACAAGCGACAGGTACAGACATTACGGCGGCTCAGAACGTCATTAAATCGCTTTACCCTGCATTGGTTGCCGACACTACTAAAAAGGTCGTTAAATCGACTGTAAAGAAGTAACGCCATGGGAAAGTTAGAAAAGCCTTTATATATTATATCCTTTAGCATTTGTGTGATTATAGGATTGATAGGTATTTTTATAAAACCGACGCACACAGTTACGGTTAAACAGCATATCAGCGAAACAGACAGCCTCGAAACAATCAGTAAGACGTTCTTAAAATGCGCTGATGCCCTCGATAAAAGCGTTTCTTACATTAACCAACCCGAAGCCGACCGTAAAGAGTTTCAGGAAGCACAGATAAGGTTTTTAGATAGTAGTGCTTTATACAGTAATTTAGCAAAACAAGCAATAGTTCAATAATGTGGCTATATAAAAACAGTTGGTGGATATTCTATGTTAGTTTTATGACTATAATGCTACTCATCCTTTTCCACCTCGACAAATAAGTAATTAAAACATAGCCCACGACAGGTGCTTATCTATATGCGGCGAGTAAAGCCTGTTATTCAATCAAGTAATTAACAATTTCATTCATATACATTAAACAAAAATCAAAATGTCAATCTTCACCACCATTGGAAATGCTATAAGCGGATTCTTCAAGAAAGAATTACCTGTAGTAGAAAATGCCTTTACATCTGCCACAACAGTAGTAAATGTACTCAAGAGTTTTTTAGGTTCTGCAACGGGAACAACAGTCGAGGCAATTATCGAAGCCCTATTGCCGGGAACTGGAACAGCAGTTATTGGGGCAATTAATACATTCCTGACCGATTTTGGACTGGTAGCTGCCGAGGTAACTAAAACACCCGCACAGATTACGGCAGATGGCTTAAACGCCATTGGAAACCTAACAGGTAATAGTAGGATTTTGGCGTTAAGTAATCTTGCAACTGTTATAGGGGATGCCGCCAGTAATGCTAACGGTGGCAATTCTACACTCCAACAAGCTATTGTCGCAGTTCCTTTGGTTTATAAGCCAACATTATTAGATAGCATACGTGCTGCGGTTAGTCAGGTTGCAAGTGCTGTCGCTCCAAATAGTGCGGTTGCGAACGATATAAATGCCGCCAATGAAGTTGTTCAGGATTTAACTAATGTACCTGTAGGCGACAGTCCTGCTATTTCTTGACTGCCATCATGGCTAAAACCCTTATTAGTGAAAGTATGGACTAAATGGGAAGAAGTAAATAATTGAAATAAATCCCTGCCGCAACAAAACGGCTGTAAATAGAATAACAGGATTAAAGGATTTTTTTAGCCCGACTAAACATCGGGCTTTTTTCATTTGATAGCGTCTACCTTAACATTCAGACTATCGGTACTGATAACCTTTTCGGTAACTGTTCCATCGGGAGTAGTCGTTGTAGTTTGAGTAGCGACGGCAGGAGTAAAGAAATTCTTGGCTAAATAGGCTACTAACCCAACGATAGCACCGTGATAAAGAGCAGCACCATTGAACGCAAATATATTTTGGTTGATATCTGCCATTACAATGTTAAAAATGCCTGTAAGAGCCGCCATAACAAGCCCCTTGATTAAATCTTTGTAGTTAAGTGAGAATAGTGGTGATTGTGAGTTCATATCGTTTAATTTAAAGTAGGTTTATTTTCATATAGTGTAGCCGTAGCACATACATCTTCTCTCAATTCATTTCGCCAAAGGTTAATACAACCATCCGCAAAAAAGTAAGCACCTAATCCCCCGTCGGGCTCAAAGCCTATCTTATAGGGATGGTTAGCTTCAATACCGTAATCACTAAACGCTTGAGAGAATACTAAGTAACCTTTGGTGATATGTGAGATAGGTATTACGATACCTTGTTCATTCTTGATACCCATTATGCTACATTTCTTTTTTCATTCAACCATCCACAAATCTTTATAGGTGTATATGTTGGTGAATAGCCGTTTACTCTATTTTTAAGACTACTATGGTTTTCGTTTCTTGCCCAAGCCGCTTCTTTTATTGAATCATAAAAAATACCATTTTCCATATCCACAACAATCTTGGCATTATTTCGGGCGTTGTTTTCAGAAACCTTTCTTCTGTGTTCGGCAGTATGCTTTCTGCCTGTTTGAAATTGTCTTATTTTTTCTTTTGCAGATTCGGTGTGAGGTCGAGATGCATAACCGCCTTTTCTATTACGCATTCTTTCTCTTGTTTCTTCTGAAACACCGACTTTGTTTTCACCAACCTTTGGTAATATTAAATTAAGTCCGTTTTTACTGAGAACATCAAACATTTCACCATACGTTCTTTCAAGTAGATATAATTCTTCAACAGAACACTCAGTTACAATTTCAAATTTATGCTTATGCCATCCATATTTTTTCAATGAATTATACAGTTTAACCTGTCCTTGGCAACATAGGTTTTTGTAATATTTGATACGATATTTTATATCGATGCTTGAGCCAATATATATTTTACCGCTTGGAGAGGTAATTTTGTAAATTCCTATCATTCTGAAATTACTAATGGGTTATAACTTTCTAAAGGATAAATAAATCGTGACAAATTAAGGTTAAAAGTTGAATGAGGCAACCCTATTGTATGAATATGGGATGCAACTGTCCAACCCTCCCTTTCGTTGCCTGCATTGGGCAAGCTAGTATTACCCTCAACCGATGTAAATGTGCTACCATTAATCGCTGTTACAATACCTGCATGACCCGTAGTTAAACTATCACCTAACGCCCAAATTACAATAGTGCCTAATTGAGGCACATTAGACGATGTAGGCCAGTATTTATCGGCATGGAACTGATTGCCCATGGCTTGTGAATTAAGTGATACAAGGCGGTTAATAATGCCTAACATGATTGCATTCCCCGCATAAGCCTTTTTCCATGTTAAGATAGCCTGTGCGCTACACCATTCAGCACCATGATACCATCCTGTAAGATTAACCATATCTTGCTCATAGGTCGGAAACTTAGCATTTGGTTGCCATCCATTGTTGGGCTGAATTTCGGTTATTCCTGCCGCAGCGTATTGATTGGCAAGATTGACTATATCGTTTGCTATCATATTTATTTTACTTTAAGTCTGCCTATTTCCTCTCTAAGCGCATCAATAGCGTGTGTAAGGCTTTCAATCTGTGGCGATACTTCATCCTTAACCAATTGCCTTAACCTTGCATCCTGCGCATTAGAATAGTATTTAAACACCAAGTCTATGGCCTTAAAACACAACCCGAATATCGTAGCCCAAGGCAATAAATCTTCAACAAATTGAAACCATTGGTTTGGTGCCTGAGGTTGTATCGCCATATTTTTAATCTTTGAATCCATGTCTTATATAACTTATGCCTATCATTATTGTAGCTATAAATATGCCACCATTAAACGAAACGAAAGTTGGTAATGGATTGGTTAATATTGTGTGTTGTGTTAGTATAATTATAACAAAGTTAAAAATAACTGATAAAAAACAAAGTAGGTTAAACTGTTCGTGAAGTCCTTTATAAACCCCAAGTTTTAAGTCTAAAAAGGAAAATATAATCATGCCCAAAGTTATATAGTCGTACATTAAACTGATGCGCCTATGCGATAACTCATTCGTGAGTAACCGATATAGGTACAGATTGAATAATCCGACATATAAAGCCAAGGCTATGATTGTAAGTGTAATCCTTTTATTCACTTTCTTCAACTTTGTTTGGCGGTGGACCGACATCTAAAATACATTTTTGGGTTTCTTCATCCCAATAGTAACCAGTAGGACAAGTATCGTCTGCTAACTTGTCTACGGTTTCTGGTTTTTTTTCTGATTCATTCATTTTATATTTGTTTAAGGTGTTGATTTAATTCGTTGTATTATAAATAACCACTCCATCAATAGATGAATTACTAACTTGTAGATTTGTGACTAAAACCCCGGCTGCGGTATACATATTAAAATTGCTATTACCGGGTTGTACCTCGCCTGTATAAAGTGTACCGTTTGTTATTAAACTAAAATTGACTGAACCATAACTACTCGATGAGTTTGCAAAAGGTAATCCTGATATAGAAAATGTACTCCCACTTACATTTGTGTTAATACTAATTTTAAACCTTGCAAATACTTGATTTCCAATTTTTGTATATGTGGCTGAAGTTACCGATATTGTTGTTGAACCAGTAGGTGTCCATGAACTTTCTGAGTAAATAGGCACTGATGAAGCGGCAATAGCTCCTAACTTACCAGTACTTCCAATTTTAACTGCTATACTATCTGTTCCAGCCGTTCCCGCTGATGTTTGATATACAACTGCGGGCTTAATAGATGGCACAGAAAGACTACCATAAAAAGTAGCTGCTGTTGGTGATATGGATGCGGCAGGAGTATTTCCCGTACCTGTGTAAAAACCAAAAGCATTACCATCTTCTTCTATCAAAGCAGCCAAAGTTCCTGAACGCCTAAAGGCCATTGATGCCCCTGTAGACCTATCCAAATATAAGTTGCTGCCAGATGTAACAGTTATACCTAAATGCCCGGTCATATCATCCCCTGATTTTAAAACATAATTTGCACCATTAGCAGGCGTATATCCATATAATGCATTAATTCTTCCTGTAGTTTCATCGCCAGTATTTGTTCCTGATAAGTTTGTTGCAGAGATAGGGACGCTTCCCACTATTGTTGAGCCTACAGTAAGTGATAAAGTTGGCGACGTGCCATAATAAAAGCCAAATTTATTTCCATCGTCTTCCATTAAAGCGTTCATTGTTCCACTTCTATTAAACACAACACTTGCTCCTGTTGACTTTTCTAATAAAAGGTTAGAGCCTGATGTTCCTGCAAGTATACTCCCGTTAAACGTGTTATTTAATTCTGTTACAAGATTGTTTTTTACAAGCGTTGTATTAGCTGCATAAGCATCTTTAAATGGCAATGCAGATGTTGCACCTGCTCCTAAAACTACTGTATTATAGCTTTTAAGAATAAGTGGTTCATTATCTCCATTCCATCCATTACCATGCCAGTAAAGAGTAGGGATACGAGTACTCGGATTATTGTCGAAATTCTCCCAAAACATCCCAATTGCTCCCATTTGAACAAAGGAGCTATCGCTTAACATACCTGTAAAGTTTATTGCTGCCTCATCATTAGCAAGAACATTTATCAAATCTACTATTGTATGCCCCCCCGTAACGGCATTTGTTGCTGTAATTTTAGCATCAAATCTACCCGGACTAAAACCACCGATATTCCCATCAAACATCGCTCCTCCATTAAAAAATGGCGCAATCGTAGTAGAATTACCTAAGGTAGTAACCGTTTGAAGATTAAACACCGAGTTATCATAGCTTAGTGTTGTACCTGTAGACTTTACATACCCTGTCCCATTAATTATATTAATATTGGCAGTTCCATCAAACGGGATACCTTGTATGAGGCGAGGAGTGTCTAATCTTAGAGCAGAGCCTGCAAAATGGTCGGCAAAAATTGTACTCGTAATAGGGTCTACATTAATAAGTGAATTATAACCAACCGAACCAGCACTATTAACCAATAATGGGTAAGGTCCACCTCCTACTACACTATTAAATGTAACACTTGCTGCATTCCCTGTAATATTTATTGGTGCAGTACCTGTACCTATATTAGCAGGAGTTATATTGGTAAGATTAGCCCCACTAACTGCTCCAAATAAGCCGCTCCACGTACCCGTAGATATAGTACCAACATTAGTGATACTTGATTGCCCTATGTAAGATGCAGAGATATCTATTACTGGTGTTGTACCACCTGTAGAAGTGATTCTGTTTGTTGTACCGCCTACTGATGAAACAGCCGTCACAGAACTACCCAAAGATATTGGTGTACCATTAACTGTGATACTTGAATTAGTAAGCAAGGAATTTCCTATTGCACCATTAGCTATGGATGTGGCATTTCCTATACTTGTAACAATACCAGTAAGATTGGCATTCGTAACTACTGTGGGATTAGGATATGTACCACCTAACGACCCTCCCGCTGTTCCTGATGGTGGCAGACTTGATATTGTAAAAGTTCTGTTTGTTGATAAATCTTGTGTCGTACCATTAATAGTTAATGTTCTACTTAATGGTACGTAGTTAGCAGAAACATAATTAGAAACCGCTTGGGTTGTTGGGTATAATGTATTATTTAAAGTAGTAAAATCGGTTGCCTTATTAGCAATATTCTCAGTAGTATAACCTATTGTCGCTTGCTTCCCCGATAATGCGGTTGATGTGGCTGTACCAATAGTAGTGTTAAAGTTTACCTTACTTTCAACTGTCGTACTATCCACTTTTGCCGTATAAACAGGAGTGGTAGTCGGATTGGCTACACTTGACACTATACCGAATTGGTCAACCTTACCAAAAGAGGTTACTGTGCCATTGCCAAACCCTTGTGCTGCAACATACGTTTCTAATCCATTCCAATTAGGATAAGTAGTGGTGCTTGCTGATGCGGTTGCGGTCTTATTAGCCATGTTTTCAGGTGTGAACCCTAATGATGCTTGTTTACTATTTAATTGTGTCTGTATGCTGCTTGTAGCGTCGTTAAAAGCCATGGTAGCGGCACTTACTCCGTTTGTTGATGTTGGTGTTATCGCCCCTAAAGTTAGGGTAATCGCAGGTGTAGTTGTTGGATTGGCTACCGTTCCCGAAACGCCATTAGCCGTTACCACTGATACGGTTGACACGCTTCCTGCGCCTGAACCGGCAATAGCCGCCTGTATAGCCGCCATGGTAGCTATCTGATTGGTATTTGTTCCCAACGTAGCCGTAGGTGCTGTGGGAATGCCTGTTAATACAGGGCTTGCTAAAGGTGCTTTTAACGCCAAATAAGCCGCTGTAGCCATTCCGATAGTTGTGTTATAGTGTAGTAGGCTTGCAATTACAGAAGTGTCTATACGCCCAGCAAAATTAGGTGTAATGGTCGGGTTGGTTAGGGTTGATAGAAATCCATAACCATCTGTTTTACTTAATGCTGTTACCGTACCTACGTTCCATGAGCGATTATTGGTTAGATCAAAAGATACGCCATTAACAGTTAGGGTTCTTGAGTTTGGTACATAGCCAGTAGAAAGACTGTTAATTAATCTATCAACTTGATATTTATCATACCAATTAACATTCCCTAAAGCACCCATGTTATTACGGTACAAGGTGTCACCGCCGAATAAAGCACGTTGTAAGTTAGCCGTACCTGTGTTTGAATAGGTTTGCGCAAAACTTACCGAAGTAATGAATAGTAGTAATATAGTTAATAGTTTTCTCATGGTGTTACTACGGTTACGGTGATGACTTGTGGGGGTGTTGCGTTAGCAAATCCGTACAACCTTTGCGGCATATGCGTTTCGTCTAAGGCGGGGCTTATTTGAACGCCGTTTAAAACTACTGATACTGGAACACTATTTAAAGGTAATCCAACACCATTATTGTTAAGGAACGGTAAATAATAGGCATCTGCAACCGAATCATATACCAAGTCTGCCGCTGTTTTATTCAATGTTATTGGTTCGTTTATAATAATATTGTTGATTACGACCCCCGGTGTGGTATAATTAGGGTCAAACGTATTAACGGTAGTATCAACCCCTATAAGCGAGTTTAATCGGTCATATATTGTTTGGGTTGTCTTACTGGTATAGTCGGTCAGGTTAAGCCTGTAAATAAGTGCCTGTACGTTGTTTTGATACTGCTTTATTAAGCCGCTATTCTCTGTTTGGAAACCGTTAGAAACTAAGATACGGTCAACATTAACCAAATTGGCGAACATCAGTTGACCTGAATAGATAGTTTGCTGTATTTGTGCTTGCGTTGGCATTTTTAGTTTCCTATGTATTTATTAGCAGCGTCGATTGATTGTTGGGCTGCAGGTGCTAATCCCCTTGAAGCGAATATATCGGCAGCGGTCTTATATTGTAAAGACTTATCGTATATCGAACATTTATTAGGATTGCAATTAGCACCATACGTAGCGATAGCATTAGAAAAGGCTATTTGGTAAAATACGGTCGATAGATAGTTTTTAGTTAACGGATATGTTCCTGTTGAATCAATAATAACTAAGCCAAATGAAAGGTATAAATCCTTTGTCATTGGGAAATTATACACTAAGGTGGAACCCATATTAACTACTTGTAAAACGTTGCCGTTAGCATCTGTTATGGTTAATGTACGGCTTATTAAGCCTGTTACGCCCGTAGAGGTATCAGTATATGTCACTGGCGTACCTGTGGGGTCTTGCGTGATGGTTGCTGAGGTTAGTACGGCCATATTTTTACTGCTTTTTGTTGCCGTAAAAATAGGTTTTTGGATTAATGTTTTTTAGGCACGTATTTGCGAGCACCGGGAATACCTATCATTAGGTCTTGCTTCATGTATTTCAATAAGCCATGTTTCTTATCGGGGAAGCGTTTATTTTGATTATCACTATTCAATGACATTACAGCACCGTTCTTAGTATCGGTAACTTGCGCCATTTCCTGTAATACGGACGGTTCAACTTCGCCCTTAACCACATTTGAAATAAACTTATTGAACTTCTTTGTATCGCTTCCGAATAAATCGGTAAATGTTTTCGCCTCATTAGCCAACGGTATGCCCTCTGCTAATCCCGAAACTGTTGCTAATGTAGCTGCATTCACATTATCATCTTTGTGTTTATGGGCATCTAATACCCTTCTGAATGTTGCACCTACTTGCATGGCTTGGAATATCGGGTGCTCTGTCAGGAATTTAGGAACGGAATGTCCAAATATCTTTAAAGCGTCTGCCTCAGCATCGCCTTTTTTACGGTGTTCGTTCTCTTGATAAAAGCCACCTACATTTTTAGGATTGTAGAACCCCAATAATAAAGCAGCACCGCCGATTGAACCTACTTTGAGATTTCTCATGACCATATCGCTCTCTTCGGGCGTTAACTCACCCATGCCCGTATGGATAATCTTAGCCATTTTTTCAGCACCCGCCATGCGCAACGCTGATGATGTGCCTATCTGTGCTAATTTAGAACCACCCATCAATAACCCAAAAGCATGGCGACCTGTTGATAAAGCAATATTGGTTGGTACTTTAACGAAAGGTAATAGAATACGGGCAGTAGCCGCAATGTTTTTCCCGAAGTTACTGCTACCCTTTTCCATCGGCGACAAAGCGGCTTCGTAGGCTTTAGATATTACGTTATCCCCCATGAATATTGCTCTCTCAGCATCCTTATAGGCATCCAATCGGTTCTTAGCATCTATAACAGGGTCTTGAACATCGATACCTTGCCGCATTTGGTTTTCCATCCGTTTGGCATAAGAGTATTCCCATGCAAATCTTTTAACAGGTGCTTTTATAGCGGAGTGAATGTGACCAAAGAAATCTGCCGCTTCCGCAGGTAGTTTAGAAACCTGAAACTTGCCATATAATGCCGACAAATCCGATTGACCGCCTTTTTTAATGTTTAACTCTTTATAAGCATCCTCCATGCCCAATGTTGCTGCCTTTGCATACGCATTCGCTAAAACCTTTAAATTTCCCTTACCTTCAATTGTAGCCTTATCTGCTATCTTTGGTAGTAATGCTGAATAAAATGTGCCTATACCCTCTGTAATGGGCTTTAAAGTCAACGTAGTCAATCCTGCAGCCGCCAATTTACCTAACACCTTAACAGCGGCAAGTTTAGCCTGTCTACCATATTTAACGGCAAGGTCAACAACTTTTCTTTGGGTAGACTTATTAGATTGTTCTATGTCGGCTATCTTCTTATTGATTAAGGTTTGCTCCCTATTGATGTCAGCACGTATTTTTAAATAGTCGTTATCTACTTCTATTTTACGCCTAACATCCTTTTCTACATTACCCGTAGTGTTTTGCTCTTTAAGTTTATCAAGCTTGGTCTGTAATAAAGTTTTAGATCGCTTTAAACGAAGTGCATTTTGCTCATGCAGGTAGTTAGAGAATTGCTCTTTGACAATATCCTTAATATCTTCCTTGTTTAAATCTTCAATATGGTCTTTAAGGTCTGTGTACAGTTTATCCACTACGCCTGATAGGGTTACTACGCCGTCAAGAACATAGTTACGTGCTAACTTAGTAAGCGGTACAACCATGTCTAATGGTATTTTATTGGCACCTAATGTTCCACGTGATTTTTTAGCAATTAAATGTAAGTCTGCCAATAAACCCTCACGTTCTTTACGCAACGATGCTTTCGTTACATCCCGCTTGGCGGCACGTTCTTCGGCATGAGCATTTCTGTTAACCTTATTTACAATGCCGTCTTCGTATAGTTTACGTATCTGTTGTTCCCTGTCAGACAGTTTGTTTTCAAGTTCCTCAATACGTTTGGTATGTGCTTCTAATGCCTTTTCGTCCTTGGGTTCTAATGGTTCATTTTGGTTCGCCATCTTAGCCCTGCGCATAACTGAATTACGGGAGAAATCCTCGTTCATGGTTTCGGTTCTAAAGCCCAAAGCACGACCCGTAACGTTACCCGCTATTTCAGTTGCCTGTTGATTAGCATCTATCAAATCTGCGTTTTTAGCGTATTTAATTTGATTTTCGGTTACATTATCAGGGTTTTCTTCATTGTCCTTTAAAATAGAACGCTGTTCTTTTTTCAGTTTTGTTTTATGGTAAAGCAACGCCGCTTGTTCTTCGGCAGTAATAGGCTTTTTATCCTTTATAACCTGTTGAGCCAATTCGTCGGGGTCAACCTCACCCTCATCAACTAAACGCTTACCCTCTGCCTCGATTTGGTCTTTGGTCATTTTATCACGAGGTACAACTTTGCCCCGTTCTGTCTCAACATCCGCATTCCTGATACCAGTTGGTTCTTTAGGTTCTTCATCGGGTAATTTACCACCTAATTCCTTATATAAGTTCGGTAGGTGCTCTTTTATCTTTTCACCAACATTGTCTATCAGTTCTTTAGAAAAGGCTTTAAAATCACCCAAAGTGTCCTCAAACACCAACCCTGCATATTCCCTAAACTCTTTATTTGCTAATAAGGTAGGAATACGGGTTACATCGTTTAATTGACCTGAAAATGTTTTACGAAGTTCTTTTAGTCGCTTCGCCTTATCTTCGCTTAAACTTCCCTTTCGGCTTTCAGGCTTGCTTTGTGTTGTTTCACCGCCTGTACTTTGTGGTACGCTTGCCTTTTCGTCATTTTCGGGGCGTTGTACATCGCTTGCAGTGTTTTCAGTTGGTCGTCCGTTATCGGTTGTTCCTTGTTCTCCTGCGTTTTGTTTTCCATTTTCTTTATTTATTATAGTTGATAACATTCTTGCTATGACCTGTTTTGATGTTTTATCGTCATAACCGTCCTTTGTAAATTCATCCTGAACATTTTTTAGCAAATCGCCTATATTTATACCTCTTTCAGCAGCCAAATTAGCCGATTCCCTCAACTTTAACCCATCGGCATACCATGTATCAGGGTTGCCCATTAAAGCCCCTTTAAAATCAGATTTAATATCTCTTTCACTTAATTCATTCCTATCTGTTGTGTATCTTTCAATAACCGCTTTAGATTCTCTTGCATCACGTTTTTCTATGAAAGCCCCATACCCATTAGGCATTTCTTTATTTTTTTTCAGCAACGCATCTATGGCATCGCTTGCTTTGTCCAATGGGACTGAAAAAACGCTATCTTTTTCTCGTTTTTCCATTTCTTTTTCAAGTTGATTGTACTCGTGTCTTTCGGGTGAAAAAGATGGGTAATTATCCAATTCAGACATTCTTTTTTCAATATCTGCATCTGATTGGTGATTTGCTTCTTTGCTATTTAGGTATTCCTCATGCCTTGCAACATCTTGGTGTGTTATTCCTAAATCGTGTAAGCCTTTATTGTTGGCTTCAATATCTTGTTCTTTTGCCAGTTTAAATGACTTGGCATCGTCAATGTGCTGTTGTATTTCTTCGGGTGTAGCAAATTTAGAACGGTCGGTAGTACCGCCCAATCCCTCAATAATAGGATATTCGCCTTTCTTCTCAAACCCAACAACCTTATCAATCATTTTGCTTGCAGATTTACTATCTGTTTTGCCCTGCATGATATGACGTATGGCACGTTCTTGCTCATCGGTAGTCATATCTAAGTCAAAGCGTGGTGATACGTCCCCCGGCTTTCTTTGACCGTCACCTATTATGCCATGAGTAATAGCGTCAATGGCTTTTTGACGGATAGGGTCGTTAGTAACGGGTACAGTTTCATCCGCACCCGCTTTAACTACATTCCCTTCTGCTTTCCGATTGCTACCGCTTTCTTGGTCATTTTCTTTTCCATTTTCGGTAGTCCCTGAATTGCTTTCTTTTTCACCTTTGCTTTCGGGGCTTTCTTTTTCTTCATTACCACCGCCGATTTTTTCATCATTGTTGCCATTTTCTGTTTGATTTATGTTAGATACTTCTGTTATTTCGTTTTTCTTTTTAGCATCCCGTTCAGTCCTTTCCAGTTCATAACGGCTTGGCTCAATTTCTTCCTTGGTATCGCCCGTTGTTTTAAAGAACTTACCATCTTCATTATTTACTGCCAATCCTTTTGAATAGGTTGGCTTTTGGTCGGTCACTAAGCCACGCAATTTATCATTAGCCTGTTCAACCTTATCGGTAAGGTATTGTTCTTTAGGTGAAGGCAATTCCGCAACCGCAGGGTCTAATTTTTTACGTTCTGCAATAGATTGGTCAAGTTCGGATTGTAACTCATTCCTATCCAAAACCAGTCCTACGGCTTTAGTTTTATCCTTAATCGTCGGTGGCAATGATTGAACGGCTTTGGCTATTTTATCAACATGGTCGTGAGTAGCATTTAACTCTTCCTGTGACCACCCTTTCTCGTTACCATGCTGTTCTAAGGCGTACTTTACGTTATCAATGTTAGCCTGCGTAGGATTGTCTATAATGGACTTGGTAACTTCATTCTCATAACCCGAATTAGGCAATAGCTTTGATGCAGCACCTAATGCACCGATACTACCAAACAGAGGTACTTGCTTAGTTAGCGTGTTCATTTCATTCTCGGCTAAATTACCCAAATTCTCATTGAATACAGGTTTGTCACCATTGGCGGTTTGCAAAGCATCAACCCCTTTATGGACTGCATAGTTTTCAACATTGAGTTTAGTAAAAGTCTTGGTGGCATCGACGTAGTGCTTTAAAACTTCGCTTGGTGCTCTTTCAAACTTTTCAGCGAATGATTGCGCCTTACCAGTTAACAAGTTTTTATACCCATCTTCCCCTAATCCTTTTTCTGCGGCCTCTTGTAACGCATCTGCGGCTATTCCTTGAATAACCTTGTCTTTAACAGCGTTTGAAACTCCTTTGTTGAAATACTTACCCCCAAAGTCCGCTAATGCCATGTTGACTAAACCGCCTCCCTGTATGAGTGCCTCTTTTGCTAATGGATTTAAGTTGGGTATTTTATCAGCAATCTCCTTGATTTGCCCCATCCCCTGTAAATACAACATGGTTTTAGGTAGCCCCATTTCCTCGCCTGCGGCAACCATAGGTGCGAAGTTTGCCAATTGTCCTGCTGCCTGTATTCCTGTGCCTATTCCTATCCTATGCCCATTAACAGTAGGGATAGACATATTCTCAATACCTGCTTTATCGTTGTCGGTTAAGCCTAAATCAGCTAATTTATCGGCTTTGGCGAACGCTTCGTCTGTTGGTTCAGGCATTCCTGTTAACGCTGCGGCAGGGTTGTTTGCCATATTAGCTAAATGGGCTATCCCTTTAGCTACCTGTAATGTGCCATGAGTTGCTTCCGAACCAATATAACCCGCTGTACCTAATACTTTACCTACGGGTGTTTGCATAAAGTTATAGTGGTCGATATCTTCTTTTGTGGGTGCGCCTAATTGGTCAGGATGAGCGGTATTGCCTAATTCTAACGCCTTATCAAACCCTTTCTGTGCTTCGGGGTCAAGTTCTGCCCTTAGTTGCTTAAAGTGGTCTGTTTGCGCTTGTAGTTTAGCTTGTTGCTGTGCTTTTATATCTGCCCTGTTTTGAGGAAGTACAGGACTATAATCAATACTTTGCGGGGAATTTGGGATAAGCCCCAATCCATTTGATAATGAGTTTGAGGTATTTGGCGCACCGCTGCGCAAGCCGTTTTTTGATATACCGACCTCCTTATAAAATTCTTCCTGTGGTTTATTAAACCCCGAAAGATTGTCTTTAAGTGCGCCATAGGCTTTAGCGGCATATGTACTATCTTTCATAGCCTCTTTAAACTGTTCGGGTGTTTTATTGAAACCTGACAGATTATCCTTTAAAGCAGAATACACCTTATCTAAATAGGGTGTAGGTTGTTGTTCTTGAACGGGTGCTTCTATTTCTTCTGCCATGGCTATAATCCGTAATCAGATGCGGCTTTTTTATGTTTGTTAACGGGATTTGCGCCTGCTGTTGGTGCGGTAAATTTAGACAAACCTCCCGGTACTTTACCCTTACCATAAATAGTCATGGCTTTAGTTGGATTAGCGTTTTGGTCGCCCGTTACGTCTTTGTATATCCTTGAAAATCCTGCCGTCCATTGATTAGGGTCTGTCTTATCCAATACTGCTGTGTAAGCAGGTTTAACTACTACCCTACCGCTATTGGGTATAGGTTTTCCGTTATCGTCTGTTTCCACTTGTTTAGGGTCAAACTTGTATTTAGCAGGAACAGTAATCCTAACTGCCTTTGGATTAGTATCATCTATCTTCAAGCCTTTTTTATAGTCGGGGTTTTGGGCTAAGTTCTGTGAAAATTCTTCACCAGACCCCGGCACTCCCGTTCTCATCCTTTCGGATAGGTCGTCAAAGTAAGTAGGTGCATTGGCGGCTTGTTGTGATGCTGTTGGATGGTCTAAACGCCACATAGCGTGCTCGTAGAACTTATCAGGTTTCTGTGGTTCAACAATATGTCCTTTAGGGGCTATTAACTCACTACCGTAATTAGGTTGGCTGCGGTTATAGATGTCCTGTGCATATTTATCTATCTCGGCATTGGCATCGCTACCGTTAGCTTGCACCTTACCATTGATATATTGTTTTATGCCGCTTTTATTGTTTAACTGATAGTCGTTATGTAGTTGGGTTTTTAGCTTATTCAAATCAACATCACTACCATTTTCCTGTTGGGTCATTGTAGCACCATTAGCCAATTTAGTTGTTTTTAACGTGCCATAATCGCTTACAGGTGTCAATGCCGTAGGCAATACTTTCTTCTCATAAGCGGCTTGGTCAAACGGCGTAATTAATGGATTGGTGTTTAACTTATCCAAAGCGGGTTGATAGTCATTAGAAAAGGTGCTTACCTTATCAGCGTTATCTAAATCACCTGTATATCCATCCCGTATATCATTAGAGTGATTAAGCGCAAACTGACGTAGGTTTTTATGGTTCTCCAACGCCATTTGTGATAAAGCGGCTTTGTGTAAAAAGTCTTTCTGTTGGGTTTGTAGTTGGTTATTGAGGATTATTCTTTGTGTAGGGTCGGTAGTTGTCCTTAGCTTATTAAAAGTGCCTTGTATGTCGCCATAGTCGCTTATAAACTGCGGTTGGTCGGCTTCTCTTGTTTTACTGTAATCTAATTTCTGTAAGGACGCTGCATTTTGCGCATTTTCAAGATCGGCTTGTTTTTGTGCCTGTGCTTGTGCCAATGCGGTTTTCTTCTGCATGTCCTGCAAAAGTCCAATACCGGGATTGCCTTGAATAACATATGCGTTTCCACGCCCGACACCGTAAAGGGCTGCGTTGCTATCCATTGCGTCTTGTAGAATTTAGGTATTGATTGAAGTTATAATTCCCGTTATCTAACTGTCCTTGGTTATAGGCGGCGGCTTGTGGTGCTACTGCATTATACGCTCCCATACCATTACCACTATTGAACATATTGCCTTTTAACATTGTGCCCGCTACCGAACCAACGTCATTAAGACCGTTGTTGATGTTCTGATTGCCTGCACCTAATAGTGCCTGTGACTTAGCTAAGTTTTCAGAGTACTTATCCTTGTTGTTATAGTCAAAAGCATTTTGTTTCTGTTGAGCCAATATTGACCTTTGGCGCATTAGGTTTAATATGTTTTGGTTTCGCATACCCGCACTTGTAGCATCGAGGCTATTAGTAGCGTCGTTACCCGCACGTATGGTACTTGCTATTCCCGCTGATGGGTTAGGACTTCTGCTTAATGCCAATAAACCGCCTGTTTGATTGCGGTTAATGCTGTTTAAGGAATTGTTGTACTGTTGTGACGGCATACCTGTTTGCGCCATTTGCTCTGCCTGATTAACGTTTTGTTGGTAAGCAGGGTCAACCGACTGAACAGGACGTATGTTACTTGCGTTAATTTGATTAGCCTGATGTTTTTGGCTAATACCACTGATTATCTTAGCCCCTGCTGATACGCCTGCTATGCCTATTCCGACCCATGCCATTATACGAGTACCTCCATTTTCTTTTTGTCTATTCCAAACCTATGTTTTAGAATTTTATTTCCTATTTTCTTAACAGCCTTGGCAACTGCTTCGGGGCTATCATTTTCAGGCATAACATTGGTAGGATGAAAGCAAGTCCATACACAATCTTCTATAACAAACAGCATACGCCTTGTATTAGCCTCTGTAATGCCGCTATATGGTGCTTGAAGTAAATACTCAACCTCGTCTATCCAAACGCTTACAGAACCTTTAGAAATGACGTATTGATGCTGTGTAAGGTGGGTTTCACTGATTATCCAACTACCGGCAGGCATGAATATTTCACGGGCATACATGCCTTTGGTAAACGTGTGTTTTAACGGGCATACCACTTGCGGGTATTTAGCCATTTCTGCCTCTATCTCATCAATTTGGGCATTGAGTTTAGCTATGTTTGCCTGTGTTTCTGCTACCTGTTCCATTGGGTATAAATGTAGGGATTTTTTATTAACGTATATTATTGAATGATTTAGCAGATTTTATATCAATGGTAAATAGTTCAACTGCTGCTGTCGGGTCAAAATTGGTTAACTCCACTAACATATAGTTGCCTTTTAAATAGTCGCCTGTATTAATATCGTCATTGCTATCCCGTAGTATCGTGGCTGAATAAAGTCCGTCCTTAGTATAAACATTTACACTTACCGCACCGTCTTGCAAAGTATATTGTAAAAAGTCTACATCCATCAATTCTGATATTTGACCTAATGATGTGGAAATGCCTGATGGAGTTGTTACCAACAGTGTATTTGCCTGATATGCCAAACTTTCGTAAGTCTTAGCAATGGTAGTATTTTCGTTCTCTACAAACTTTAACCGCCAACCAAACTGAACTCCATAGAAATTACCTCGGCTGTTACTTCCGTGGGCATGTTTATACATTGCACCCTGATTAAAGGTGAACGTGTCTGTAAACATGCTAAAGCCCTTATCGGGAACAAAGGTGTAATACGATGTCCACTTGTTTAATAGTTCGGCATAGGCTATGGTATTTGTTATGTACGATGTTTGTGCCAAAGGTGTTGGCTGAATAGCAAATGTCTGCATACTCATCGTAGCGTCCGAAAAGAACTTTAACGGTGCATTTGTCGTAGCTACTATGGTATCGCTGAAAAAACCTGTTGTTGTTCGTGATACGCCGTTTACTCCACCCAATGAGGGTAATAATTGACCAGCCGATATGCTGATTATTTGGTAGGTAAACGTATAACTTAATCCCGGCACAATAAGGTAGTTTTTGTTTATAAGATTGCCGCTGTTACATTGTGAATGTGTCGCTACAACCCCATCGATTTGCCACCCTGTATCTTGAGCAGAAATAGTTAAATCGATAGATACGGGAGTATTTTCGAGTGCTTGTACCATAATTAATACGTTGTTACTGCTAATGAATCAGGTGTTATCCCTACTGCAAAAGTATATATTAAATCAAGTACAGGTGCACCTACGCCTGTACCGACTGTACCGTCAGCACCAGAACCTATATGGCTTGTATAATTCGTAGGTACAGACGTTCCAGAAGATACTCCCGGCTCCATTGCCCCCAGACTGCCGCCCAATATTAGGTAACCCTCGGTTATTGGACGTGGCCCAACCCTTAATGTTACCGCACCCGATGATACATCTCTGCCTTGTATCCTGATAGTTACACTTAATAATGCTGTTCCACCGTATTTAGCGGCAAAATAAGCAGTATTGATACCAAACCTCCATCCTACTGCCCCTGTTAATTTATCAGAAGATAATAAGAAACAATTTGATGGGTCTGTGCCATCATTAGGCAATAATAGTGGGCCACTTGGACTTTCTATCGTACCCGTTACTATTTGTCCGCTTTCTGATAGTCCAGTAGTTTCCACAAAGCAACATAAATCAGCGGTTGTATCTGTTATGTAATCTACTAATACAGTAGATATGGTTGTATCAAGTAAACAAGTTCCTTCTGAATTAGCCTCTGCCTGAGCCGCCGTTTGTGCCTGCGCATCAGCACCTGCCTGCGTGCTATCAAAATAAGTATTAGCGGCAATACTAACGTGAACAAAAGTACCAGTTTCGCCAGAGATACAATCATTCTTCCTATAGTTATCATCTATTGCTACGTTACCAAATTCTAAGGTGGTAACATCAAACGTTCCAGTTTGCGTATCAATGGTCAAAGTGGTTGATGTTAGCGTGTTTATTGTTGCTGATGATAATACTTCCACCTGTACTGTATCTCCCGCATTAACAGTACCAGCTACATTAGTAAATGAGCCTCCGTTGATGCTATATTGTCCACCAGTGATGCTGATCGCTGCTGGGATAGTATTGCCCGTTACTGTTATTATATTGGAAGTTATTAAAGTGCTTAATGGCTGATTTACCTTAGGTGTAAATGAAAATGGATTAACTGCTGTTGTTCCTGTAGTGACAGCAAAAACGCCTGTCTGTGGTGGTGTCCCAACAGATAGGGTAGTGTCGGTTTCTGTATTGGTACTTGCCGAACTTGTTTGCCTTACCTGTACGATGTCGTTAGGGTTAACTATACCTGCTAATGAAGTGAATGAACCCCCATTAATAGCATATTGACCGCCTGTAATGCTGATTGGTACGGCTATGGTATTGCCCTGTATGGATATGGTATTGGAGTTTATTACCGTACTTAACGGTACACCTGTTTGTGCTGCAAACGTGAATAGGTTGACCGTTGTTACCCCTGCGGCTACATTGATACAAACCTTTTTAGTAACAGAGTTACCGCCTTGATTGAACACGAATGTAAAGTTATCTGCACCTGTATAGCCGGTTGTTGGGGTATAGGTGGCAACGCCTGTCGTAGCATTAAAAGCAACTGTACCGTGTGATGGGTTATTTACCAAAGTAATATCGGTAGGTAATATGGTATAGCTTTCTAAATACTGCCAGTTATCTGTGTTAAAGGCGAAGGATTGAACAACGTTTTGTGGTAGTTGAATAGTAACTACCCATTCTTCGTTATACACATCATAGTAGCTTGTTACCTTGTTATTGTTGGCGAAAGCGGTTTTAAGCGTGTCTTTGAAGTACTTATTCATTTTACCACTTATCACCCTCATTCCATCAAGTCCGTCCCGTATAGGCTGGCAATGATAGCTGTCTATCCAATAAGCTGTGCCGTTGTAGTAGGTGTAACTTTCTTTGGCTATACCAATACCTTTATTCAGGTTATTATTGTATTCGATTTTGTTGAATATCTTTTCAGAAATAGCATAGTTTTTCTGTTCTGCGGTATCTTCCAATATTGACCTGTAAACAGGAATATAGCCAACCTTTAACTTTTGAATACAAATCAGGCTTTCGTTACGCTGCTGTATCTTTAGAATTGTGCCGTAAGAAGATGAACTTTCCCCCGGTCCGTCACCATAAATATTTTCAGGGAAGAACCGTGTTAATCCGTTGTTTTTAGAACCTAAAATGTAGTTTTCAGAATACCGTATAGATGCCGCCCTTAATGTTCTCTCTAATTCATCATCATAGGTACGTGGTCTGCCATAAGACGTATAATTAGATATGTAGAAATCGCTGAAATTAAAATCTGTTGCCTTTAGTTCATAAAGCGTGTTCGGGTCAACATAGCCCACCATTTCACGGCTTTTGAAATAAACATCCCCATCGGTTATTGTTCCTGATAAGGTATTCATTAGCCCATTAGTAATGGTAAAACGCTCTCCAATCTCGTAATAGACAATTTCATTAGCCGTGGTAGTACTTTCTACATCTAATTTTAATTCGGGCGTATATAGTCTTAAAAACACATCCTTACCCGCTATGGTTGCGGGGTCTAAGGATGCAGACTTGCGCACCTTAACTAAATTAGTGGAAGGGTCATAAGCAACCACATCCAAATCAACACATGGATTATTAATATAAACTTTATTGCCGCTTCCATCAATGTAATAATGTAGGGTACACCTGTCGCCAACGGTAAAATCATAGAACAGGATAGAGTTTTCCGTTACGTTGGAGGCGTTCTTTTTGTTGAATGCCGCTAACGGGGCTAAACTAAAGGCTAAATAAGAACCTGTGGATGTTAAGTCGCCAAACTCTCCCGGCAATACATTCCACACATTACCATCTGAAATCACATAATCCCCTGTTTTATAATTGACAAAACCATTACCTAAATTATAGCCAGTATCGGTAGATAGGTTAGGTACGGTAATTTGATAGGCTGTTCCTGCGGGTGCGCTTGACGGTCCTAATGCAGGTATATTCGTATGTGCGTTCCAACCGCCAACATAATTTATCAACCCCGCCATAATATCAAGTACCTTAGTGGCACTTGTGTTTTTGGATATTAGCCATTGGTAATCTACCGCACCAACAGGGGCAACGGCATTTTGTATTGTCCATGACATTGCAGGGGACTGCCCTAATAACTGCGCAAAAGACGGTGTATTAAAGACAAAAGTGTTATCGGTGTCTAAAGGAAAGAAACGTCCGTAAGCATCCCTGAATGATAGTGCCGCTTGATAGGATGAATTATCTAAAAATCCATGCACCGACTTACTTATTGTAACTCCTGCATTAAATAACGTTATGGTTGCCGATTGTAACCCGTAATAAGGCGACCCAATGAATGATATGCCATTAGTGGTAGCATAGGCATCATCTGAAAATTGGGAGGCGTTAGGTATGGTTTGTGCGAATGAATTTATAACAGCCGCCAAGTTGTTGTTCTGCGACGATGGAACGGTATAAGAATAAACGTTGGTTGCCGTAGCGTTCCTGATATCAGCAAGTGTAATGGTGAGTATATCGCCCGTTTTTGGTACGCCTGTATAAAGCACCTGCATGATGCGTTTATGGTCACCTGCACCACTACCACTTTCACCGGGAAAGATAAACTTGATAGATAATGGTATATAAGACGTTGGTGGCGTTACCGTAACGTTAGGGTCATAACCTACTGCTTTTACCACAACAGGCGTTACTGGTCTTGTATAGCCCTCTGTGATGCCTGCTAAGGCTATCTCGTTGGAGTTGATATTCTCGCATGTTTCTGCCAACAATGGAACTTTATCATACGCCAAATCAGTTTCTAAAACGTCAATAGCGGGATATACACCGTCATTATAAAAAGCAAAGGAATATAGGTTAGTTGTTGGGTCGTAAGCCTCATAAACCTCATTAGCGACATTAACTGCCGTATTTGGTAGTGCCAATACATAAGCCCTGTCAACCACTTTAACCATGACAAAATCAAGGTTATCATAACGTGCACCAATATTAATGGTCATTACCCTTGAGTTGCCTATATCGGTACTTACAATTAGGTTATTGTTTACCGTTACGTCTGTTCCTACGGTTGGTGTACTTTCGCTTGTGGGTACGGTTCTTTTGGAGTGTGTTGACCATGCACTAAAAGTATAGTCAAATCCCTCTGCTTGGGCTATGATCTGAAATATTTTCTCTCTTAATAAGTTTGATGGTCGTCCCGCATCGTTATTATAAACAGATGTTGGCGGCGGTAATATTTGTGGCTTAACCAACTTTAAGTCTTCGGGTAGCAACGTTCCATAACCGCCTGCCATTAGTTTAGTCAGGTTGAAAAATCCCGGCTCACAATTGTTATCCGTAAAAAATATGAAGTCGTTGTCAATTAGCTTAATGTCACAAACGTAAAACTGTGGGTTAAGTGGTAGGATAGATATGCCCCCTGAATTGGTTTTGTCGGTAAATAAAGTGGTGATAGTGTTGGTATCGTAGTTTAACCATGCTATTTGGTGAAAGCCTGCGGAGTTGTAGATAAAGCCTATCGCACCCCTCAACAGTTCAAATCCCTCTGCCCCTATACATTGGTTGATACCGGTGCTTAGTGTGTTTGGGACAAGTACGTTGCTTTCTATGTTGGTTACGTAACCGCTTTCGCTTTCTGAAGTCCCCGTCACACGACCATTGAACTGGGTTATCCAATCCTGCTTTAATATATCAGGATAAGCAGATTCATTATCCATCCCTCCGCCAATAAATTGCTTCAAACTATCTAACTGGCTCATGCTAATCCTTTTATTATTCTAAACTTATTATGCTTTTTTGTGGTGCCATTTAGCAACTTTGTAATTGCTGCGATTGATGTTCCAACCGAAATAGAGGCTTCCTTTATAGTCGGGAACATGCCAATTTTTACATTCCCAACATGAGAATAAACAACTATCCACATCGGCTTAATGCTTAAACGCCTTTTCTCCCAAATTTTATACCCATTCCCCTCCGGCATTTTTTTGCCTTTTTGCCTTAAACTTTGCTTTGCTCTTGTTTCGGCAGATACAGGTGGTTTGTGTTTCCAAGATTCACGAAGTTTGGCTAAGTGTTCTGGCGATTTGGGTCCTAAATTTATCTTTCCTTTCGTAATAGATGATATTTTTTTTCTTGTTTCTTGAGAGCATGGTCGCCCTTTAGAGGCCTCCCCTATTCTCCTACGAGTTTCTTCCGATGTCACATACCCTATCTTACTTGTAATTAGTTTTTGTCGATGTTCCGGGCTTAATTTCTTTCCTAAAAAACTTGGTGGCATAAATCCACCTAAATTAATATTGTAATTATCTCTAAGGGCAACATACTCCTTTGTAACTAAAAATTCTTCTTCGGCTAAAGCTTCTTCTTTTGTATCAAAAAAATCTAATATTTCTCTTTTAAAATTATGTCTGCCATATTTTTTAATACTATAAAAAAGTTTATCACCGCTTCCCAAATAAGAATCATACACATTATTAGTGCTATGAACACCTATATAGGTTTTTCCATTAATCAGGTTTTTGGTCTGATAAGTAAAGTGGTATTTTTTTTCTTTTGAGAGTAAATTCATTTGAACCAAAAATAGCATAAAAAAGCCCTGTATTTCTACAAGGCTAATTGCTGTCTTACGGTACTATGTGAACATAGCCTTTGCAGGGAACCTTACTCACAGCTTTGTAGGTATCGAACCTACCTATTCTTTAATCTCTTTACTGCTTCATCAAAACTTACGTTGTTTGAACTATTATAGGGTACTGTACCACCATTCATTTCAACTTGTGCTATAATACCCTCTTGGCTAATCGGATAACATTCCTCTGGAGTTAATGGATATAATGCCTCAAATATTTTGTTTTGGTTTTCTATCATGTCATGCGTTGGATAGTAATTACCCGTAGCATTAGCATACTCTTTTAACATTTCGGGAGATAGTGGGTCAATTGGTTTACCGTTCAAATCATTAAATGCAAGTTGTGCGATTTGATTACTAAGTGCCCTAACATCGAATACTGATTTAGTCTTTTTCATTGGAAGCGTTTTAAATATTGGGGTATTTTTGTTTTAGATATAGTAAATGTGATTTTTCATAATGTTCTATTTCAACTTTCATTTGCTCCTCGGAAACCTCGTTAACAATTACTTTTGTGATATTGAAATCTGAAAAGAAATAAATAGTATTCAATCCCAAGGTATAGCAACATGTTCTCGGTACCTCATTATGTATAGCCACGTCAAATTTGTCCATTTCAATAAATTTGAAAGCCAATGGCATATCTGATTTTGAATAGATACCCATAACCGACAAAATAGGATTTTTAACAATATATCGTTGCTCATATACCTTTCTTTTATTGCCAAATAAGTTAATTAACCACTTCATAATGGTAATTGTATATCTAATAACAAGACATTCTCAATAAAAAAGTCAATGTTGTTTAATACAAAATCACTTTTTAACTGAGCATCTCTTTTTTTAAGACGTTCGATTTCTATTTCTTCCCATGTCATACTTATACCGATAAAGCCTTTGCACCTGCGTGTAATTGCATTTTAACAATTTCCGTCATTTGGCATAACACCATTGTTTCGGTGCTATCATCTGAAACCGCCTTGAAATGGTTTAACTGTTGTAACTTGTCTTGTAAGCCAATTACGTGACCTTTTAAAGCAGGTTGATAACTTGCTACCTGTTTTATAGGTTCTGTTTTTGGGATAAAGCCTGTCTTGGCTATTTTAACTACATCTGCACCCGATTTTACGATTTGATTTTCTTCCATTGTTCAATTTCTAAAAATAAGGGTATTATTACCCAACTGTTACCACCTATATAAGTTTTTTGATAAATAATGTTTCCAACTCGATATTCTGAAATTACATCGCCGATTTCAAGATTTTCCATATTAACCAACCCATCCCTCAAACTCATCGTATTCTTTTTTTGATAATTCCTGCCAACTAATAATCTTATAGTTTTCAGAGTACTTACCGTCGCCTAACGGCATTTCTTTGTCGTATTCCTTGTTGGTTTCCAACTGCCATTTAATTGGATGAATGTCGATTATGCCCTGATTGTAGGTGGGATTAGAGTTTACGGGAAAGTTTTTCGGCCAATTAATCCGATAACAACTGTAATAAATAAAATAGTATTTTTTCATGTTTGTGTTTCGCTTATCACAAAACTACAAAACATTTTAATACGTAGGTCATAAAAAATAGTTATAATGGGACTTTTATACTATACCTAAATGACCCAATAGCCATAACAAAAGTAAGATAAACACTAAGGCGTACAGTAGTCCACGTATTCTTGAACTAACTATAAATGTCGGGATTATCAACGCTAAAAGCCAAAATACGATTTCTATTATGACTACGGCGATAACTAAATATAACAGTAAGTAAAGGATGGATACTAACATGGCTTTTATTTTTAGTAACAGTGAAACTTATTAATTGTTTTTATGACCTTGGTGCTAACCTTGTTGACCTGTTAAACTGGTTGTAAATTTCAGACGGGTTTAACGGGCTTTGTGCTCTACGGGCTATCCTTAATTGGTTATCGTAATACGCTTTTGCTTCTTCCCTGTCATTAGTAGTGTACTTTCTGCTCCCTACCATGTGTCGCCATGTAATAAAGCCTATTAACGCTTCTTGAAATAATGGGTCAACATAGTAAACCCCATCATCACCTGCTATTGGTAGATAAGATAGTGTTACTTCCGAATAGTTAAAGCCGAAATTATAGATGATAACTCTTTCTTTCCAATCTATCTTATAAAACCCTAAGTCGCTTGATGAGCCTGTTCCATATTGCCTCATAAAGAAAAATGGATAGTCAATATTAGCAATAGGGCTTGTATATAGGTAGTCCTCGTTGGTTAATATAACAGGGGCTATGGGTTGTGCTGTTCTTTGTGGATTAGTACTGTCATATAGACCTAATTTATCATCATAGGTTAACGACACTAATTCGCCCTTAAAGTTAAGTACGCCAATATCTAACAAGTTAGTCAGATCGCATGGTAATACGGAGGTCTTGTTAGGTAGTACATCTAACTCACATTGCTTTGGTCTGCCAATAGAATGATAGTGTAATTGCCTATACCCTCGAATAGCTATGGACTGTATGCGGTCAAATTGCGAGTTAGGCAAGTCTTGTTCTGATAAGAACCCATTTATGATTTCATCCAATGCGAGCATAATCGTCAGTATTAATGTTGGGGTGAAGTTTCAGGTTGCAAGGGGAAACCTATCGTTTGACGTAATTCGGTAATTATAGACGCTTTAAGTCCTGTTATCATATCATCGGGTAAGTTTATAGTCGCCGTTAAATCAAGTGCCCCAGAGGTGATTATAGACATGTTTACAGTAGCTACTACCGTCAACGGGTCAACGAAGCTAAAGTCAAAGTACATCTTACCATTCTCTACAAAGCAAAACACCTTTTTTAATGATGGTAATGCCTTTATACGTTGGTAACTACCCCTGCTTGTTACTTTAAATAATCCGGGGTCTGTTCCTGTGGAAAACACCTCAAATGCTCTTTGTCGTGGTAACCCAACTGGCAAAGCAGGTAAGGTGCAAAACTGTAATTGGTAAAAGTTATCAGTTTGTAGGGAAAGGGTTGTATAGGTTAAACGGAAAATATCATCAGCATAGACTACACCTTCAATATTGCTACTTTGAAATGCGCTTTTCATGGCGGCATCGGCAATGTAGTTATTGACTTTCCGTAAAATAAATTGGTCGGATAGGCTGCGCTCAACGGGAGGCATACCGTCGTATAATTCGTAAACTATTTCATCAACTAAACTTTGTTTTGTCTGTATTGCCATTATGATGCTTGTTTAGTCATTAATAACGCCGCCTGTTCTATTTGTTGGTCTCTAACCTGTAAACCCATATAGGCTAATATTCGGGAAGCTAACTTGACTTTTTCCTCATTTTGAAACTCGCTGTTAACCGAATTAACACTATCGTAAACGGGTCTATTAGCACTTATGGTAGCTACTTTAATGGTAAATCCGCTTCCTGTACCACCTAAGTTAGCGGTAGATGCCGTTAACAAATCACCTGCTGTATATCCCTTACCACCCTGATTGATGTTTACCGAACTAACTACGCCTCCAATAATAGCAAAGTCGGCAGTTGCGCCACTACCCGTACCACCAATTAAAGGGACGTTCGTATAAGCCCCTGTATTGGTATATCCTGTGCCGGGGACTAATGTATTCATGGTTAAGATTGAACGTAGCACATAAGCCCATTTGACCGTTGTAGGGGTCTTTAAATAGGTTAACAACCCATTGGTAATCGTAGTCGGATAAATGAGCAACGATGTGCCCGTTTCACAATAAATAGGTGCTATTAAAGTTGGTGCATCAATAGTGCTTTTCAAGTAGGCTTCACGCCTGTTATAGTCTACCTTTTTAACGGGATAGCCATTTACGGTTAGTTGTAGGTTAGTTGATTGGTCGGTGGGTATATTCCCTACCCCTGTTGTAAAAGTTATCGGTGCTTCATTAACTACAAATACCTTTAAAGAACTTGGCATATTAAGAGTGTGCCCCTCTTTGTTCTTTAATAAAGCCGCTTTACGTATATCGTTATACTGATTGAAAAGGTCAATATTGGCGTAATTGGCAAAGTTATTCCACTCGTCAGGCGACGGAAATGCTGCCCGTGATTTAGCGGATATGGCAAATGTTATTTGGTGGAGTTCATCGATATTAACCATGAACCAAAAGTAAACAAAAAATGCTGTCCATTTCACAACGGTCAGCATTTCCAAAACACATGAAGATAGAACTATACAGAGATTTTGTTTTTTAATAATTCGTAAAATTCTTTACCCTCAGGACCGTTAAAGCTAAACGCTACCAATTCGCTTAATTGCGTTTCTGAACTTTTCAGGTTGCTTAGATTACATACCGCAACTTTGGTATCACCCCATACGCATTGCGCACGTTGTAAATCCATTGCCAGTATGCCCTTATCTATTGCTAACTGTAAGTTATATCGCCTAACTATCTGCGGGTTGCTCACGCCGTCTATAATAGCCTGTGCGCCGCTTTTCTTGCCGTCCTTGGCGGGGCGTTTAGCCATTTCACGTAGCCTGTTACGGATAATGATTGCCGAAGTATCTAAAATACCAAATTCTATACGGGCAACAGGACGCAATTCTTCAATATCGGTTTTGGTAACTAAGTCAAAGGCTAATGCCTCTTTCGTTAATACACCATCCAATACTTTTTCAAATTGCTCTTTGTCCAATAGTTTAAAGAAAGCACCTTTTTTGCTTAACGGGTTTTTATTGCCTTCATAACGGTCATGAGATATACAATACTCTACACCTCTTTTGTCAGCACCATTAATAACCAATTGGTCACGGCTGAAATAAAGGGTTTGAACATGGTAGTCCTCGTAGGCTTCGTCTTGCTCATCTTTAAAAATGCTATCGGCTTGCGGGATGTAGCGTATGGTTCTGATACGGTCTTCAACGGTATCGAAAATCTGACATTCGCCTGCAAGTGACTGCGTTCTCAGCGCATCGCTCTTTTTAATAGTTTCAAAGACATAGGTTTTTGTAGGGTCGATTGTAATACCAAAATCCCTATCAGTAGGCGATTTGGCTTCCCTTTTTTGAAAACCTTTTTTACCCTTCATCGCAATCGGGCTTTTCTCTAATACTTGTTCCATATAGTTGTTTTTTGATTATTTCTTGTCTTCTACGGCATCTTCTTGTGCGGTTTCAGCGTCAGGTGCTTCAATAGGGCTAAACTCCACTATCTCGCCTGCACGATAGCCTAAACTACGCAAATCGGGATTTAAAAACAAAATATCTTCGGTTAATTTAATCTTTACGACTAATTTGCCATCACGATATTCTGCGTTAAATGGGTGGGTGCCTTCTTTTTCGGCTTCTTCCTTTTGTTCTTCCGTAGGTTCATTTTCCTCGGCATTAGCTTTAAACTGATTTACCTGTCCTTGCTGTTCAGCATTGGTAGGTTGGTCAGTAGCTGGGTCAAATGCTTTAGGGGCATCTGGAGTTTCAGCGGGCGGTGTTACTACCGTATTCGCAGGAACTGTAATTTGTGTTTGGTCTGTACCTGTTGGTACTGTTTCGTTTGCCATGACTTTAAGTTTTTATGGGTTAAAAATAAAATGGGTGCAACAATTAAGCCACACCCATTTTTTTACCTGTTATTGTAACTGTTGGAAGAAATATCCGTTAAGACCGAACATTTGTACACCCTTAGTAGCTACGTGAGATATAAGCAAGTGCTCAATATCATCAGTAGGTGTAGGTGCCCAACCGCCTGTAGGACGTACCTTGATTGGTGCGTCTTGTTCAGATGGTGCTTGCCACCTTACAGAGAACCTCGGCACGTTTACGCCGCTTTCAGGGTCAATGCCTGTACCCAAAGGTATCATCAAACCTGCGTTGTTCCAGTAGCCTGCATTCGGTGCACCACCGTAAATGTTAGCTGAACTGAAATAATCGTAGGTTTTAAAGTTAACCTTGATACCATTAACGTTGTAAGCCTTGAAGTTACGGTTGATAACCGCACCTGCACCTTTAAACGCATCTTTCTCCAAGTAAACGATAGCACCTGCATTGTAAGTCGAAGCCATGAAGTTTTCAACCTTGATACGCAACTCAATGTTCATCAACCAGTCATACTCATCAGAGTAACCGAAAGCATCAATATTCCTGCGCAGATTATCAAAGAATGCACCGTTAATAGTGGTTGAGGTAAAATCAGCGTTACCGTTATTGATAACGTTCCAAACTACACCTGTGTGCTGATTTTGCACACCTGCGATATTGGTGATAGGCTGACCGAACATGGTTAACAACTCTTGTTGCGCCAAGAACAAATCGTATTCATTGTACATTTGACGTGGTTTGATGTGGTCGAAACCGGCAGGGCTGTTAGGGATGTCCAAAGTTTCAAACATTGCCCAATCAGTGAACTCTTTAGTTGTTTTGATAGTGGCGCAAAAGTTGGTCACTTTAACATCGTTTTGAGCGATAGTAGATTGTGAACCTGATTTCTCACCAACAACAGTAGGGTAGAACACCAATAAGTCGGTAGCGGCAATTGCTGCAGCCTGACCAGTATATGCCTGTGCCAACACAACGGTATGTGCATTTGCAGAGGTTGTATTAACGCTTACTACCTGATACAACTGACCGTTGGTATCATTGAAGTAGTAATGTCCCGGTGCTGGCGGTGATAATGTTCCACCATCGATGTAATAAGGCGACTGAACGGTAGTTGTTACGTTGGCGTTAGCTGCACCTGTAATAGCAGAACCTTTCCATGACGGAGCGTTTTTGCCTATTGGTTGCCATTGGTAGAACTGTTTGTTTTTGGTGTACTTTAAAGCACCCATAGCCTCACGCATTACAATGTAATTCTTTGAAGCCAGTTTTGGATAAATCTCAATGAACTTATCGTATGCCCTTGGCACCAATAAAGATAAGTCAGTTAAGTATTGACGGTTAATGCCATTCGGCATGTACACGTGTGAAGGAGTAGAAGCAGGAACTGCCATGTTTTTTTAAATTAAGTTGGGTTAATACTTTTGTTATTTACCCATCGCCAATTCCCACATTTCCAACGGACGGTCAGTAGATTCACTAATGTCGTTGTTACGGAGTTTGTTGTTATACAAGTCACTCTCTATGAAACGTTCCCGGTCTTGCGATAGGGCTTGTTTTACTGCTGCTTTTACGATTTGATCTGAAAAACATTGTTTAGCCAAAACTGCCATGTAACCCTTCATGTCAAACTTGCCACTTGTGTCTGTAAACGCTTTCACTTCATCCGGTGAGGGTTGATAGCGAAGCGCATAATCGGCTAACTGTTGTTGTTTCTTTGCATCTAATTTAAAGTCAGATTTAATGGCAAACTCGCCACCGTCTAAATCCAATTTAAGGTCGATGTCAACCTTTTCAAACGTTTTTGCAGTAGTATTCATTTCGGTCAACACGGCATCGATGTTTTTTTGGTCTTCTGCCTGTTGTGCCTTAATTTCTTCTTGTTGGGCTAAATTAGCCTTATATGCCTGATAGCCTTCGTCATTTTGCAATGGGTCGGGCAATGTAGGTAACTTAATAGCGGCAGCACGTTCTGAAAAGAATTTATCGGCTTGTGATACTGCTTTCTTACGTGCTATGCCTTGTGCCTTTATAGCCTTTTGTTCTTCGGGTGTTAATTCCGCTTCGTCGTCGGTTTCTATGCCAATACCATAATCCTGTGCTGCCATGAATAACAATTCATTATCATCTAATTCAGGATTTTCAGCGGCTAAATAAGCAATAACCTTTTGCTCTGGGGTATATTCTTTATAAGCGTACTTATCTTTTATAGCGTTGTAGATTTCTTCTTCTCCACCCTCTTTAGCAAGCGTATCAGCCATCCAACGGGCGTGAGGGTCGCTAATGCTGTCTTCCCATTTAGAAACGACTACGGGTTCTTTAACTTCCTCGACAACCTTTTCCTCTACGGGTGGCACTTCCTCAACGGGTGGCGTTTCTTCTATTTTGTCGCTAATTTCTTCATTTTCGGGCTTTTCTTCGGGTTTGCCGTAAAATTCAAGCACCATTGGGTCGTAAGATTTGCCATCATTGGTTTCCACCTTTTCAATAGCATTTTCTTCTAATTCTGTAGTTTCGTTCTCAATAATCATAAAGTGTTTCGTCTTTTCGTAAAGGTATAGACAATTATCTAATATTTTTATGCAGCCTCTTGAGCCTCGGGTTGCTGTTCTTGGGGCTGCGGTTGTCCGCTATCGTCAGGGATTCCACTTGACTGCTGTTGCCTCATCTGTTGTTCCTGTGCGTCCATTTGCTGCTCGTGTTCCAATTGTTGCTCTTGCATGTCTTTCATCTGTGCCGCCATTAACATTTGAATGTAAGGCGGTATTTCTGCACCTGTCTGCATTTGAACGATGTTAGCCTGTAATATGGCATCCTGAACTTTATTTTTTTGGTCAAGTTCCGATTTAGCCTGTACCTTTTGTAATTCCAGTTGGTCGGCGGCTTGTTGGTCTTGGGATTTTTGCTGCATTAATGTTTGAGCCTGCTGCCCCTGTTGCTGTATGCCTTGTTGCTGTTTTTGTAATTCGGCATCATTCTTTTCCTTAGCACGTTTCTTTTGAACGAACGCCAAATAACGCATAGCTAAATCTAAATCAGGCACTTTACGTACATAGATGGCATCCTGTAATTCAATCGTGCCTTGCTGTAAGGCAAAAGTGATGTTCTGTGCAAGGAACTGTTTATCATCCATTGACATATCCACCGTAACCATAGTGCTATAATTGTTGGCGGTCAATAACTCTTTTTCCTTGATAAAGTCGATATTCTGCGCACCTAATATCTTCATGTACATAGAATTAGGATTGCCGAACTTTAAGACCTGCCAAAGCATGATAATGGTCTTTTTAGCCATATTGCCCATGATGCTAACAAAAGCGTCATAGATGTGCTGTGTGGCGGTATTAGAGGCTTGTATCTGCGTTTGCATAACCTGCAACCCTAACCTATCAGGAGTATTACTGCCGTCCCGTAATTCGTTTACGCCAATGTAATCTCTTATACAGCCTAACTCAAAGTTATAAACGCCAATGAATTGTTGCAGTTTATCGCCTAATGAGTGTATAGCATCCTGTATTGGTGGCATTTGGTTTCTCTCCCCACTCATTTTAGCTGACGACCAATAAGTATCACCAGTTTGTAATCGTATCTCACGTAGCTTTAATGCACCCACCTTACCAACGCCTGAACCTAAATCAATATCGGTTATACTGTCAATATCGATGTTCATGCCATCGGGTGCTGCCATAGCTAAATGCTGTTGCATCTTTAGAATAGCCAAATCCATCTGAATAATAGATGATTTCATATTGTCCATAGGGGACTTAGGCAGCATGTTATCTTTATTGTTAATGATGTACCCTGAATAGCTGTAAGATACTTCTTCAACATCAGCATTACTCCTTAACAGGTTACTCATTTCATGCCATTCAGCAACATCGTCAGCACCAACAGGCCATGCACCACAATAGATAGTAGGAATGTTGGCTTTATATTCTTTTTTGTTAGGGTTAGCCTTTTTACCTGTATTGGGTTTGAACTCAAAAACAGGATTAGCGTTTCTGTCGGTTCCCTTGGTGTAGTCAATGTATTTAGTTACCCGATACTCATAAAATAAAACATCTATCAGATAGCCATCGTAAGGGCGGCTTAATGCGGTAGCATAGTCATTGCTGTAATCACTTAAATTAGCTGAATTGCCGTTCTTATTGCGACTTGAATAGGCAAGGTCATACAATACTTCCTCATCGTATTTAGGCCACATGGCACGGAAGTCAACAATCTTCATCCTTTCTAAGTGTGCCATGTATGGCATGTGGCGAAAGTCATAAGTATTTGTTGTTCCGTACACCATCATTTCAGGACGGATAGACTTTTCTTTTATGCGTCCTTTACTATCGAAGTAGTTCTTTCCCCATCCCATGCCCACATCAACAATGTCGGAAACAATATCCTTTTTGATGCTGTCAAAGTCATTGTTATAGTTGACAAACTGTACGGCTTCTTCCATCAACAGTTCTTCCCGTTCTTTGTCGTTCAGTTCTGCCCATAGGTTGAGTTCTTCTTCGCTGTCAGGAGTGAACGCATCAGGCTGTTCCATTTGCATGCCCGTTTGTTGTTGGGCTGCATTAATGAAATCCTTGTTTGCCATGCGAAAAGCCGCTGCATCTTTCTTATTCCGCTTTTTTAGTTGGGTTTCGAGCGACATCGAGTAGCACTCTATGCGTTCTGTTTTATTCATTATCGTATTGATAAGAATATCCCTGAACTTCGGTGCTACGGGGCGTGGATGGTAATCTAAGTTTAAGAATGAAGACTTGCCGTCAACCATTAAAAGGTCAAGGTAGGTCTGAAAGGGTTGTTTACCGTTGGCAAATGTTCTTGTTTCGGCAAAGGAGTTATTGCGGGAAACATAATAGCTATTCTCGCTTTCTATGGCTGTTTTATATATTGCCCGACCGACTGCCTTACCATAAGCAAGGGTTTTTATTACATCATTACCCAATATAGGGGATGGAAAAACGCCATCATGAAATTCTAAATTGTCGGTGTTTGCCATATTACTTTAAGAAAATCAAAAATAGAACAAAAACATTGGTTTTTTATGCGCTTCGCCTGTTGTACAAGTTAAACGTCCTTACAAACGTTTCCTCTCTTTCAGGTTCTGCAGGTTTGTTAACGTGTTCCTTTATTGCCATTAACGCATATCCCCATGCCATACAAGCATCATAATCGGTACGTTCATCAATGTCAAAGTCAATCATATCTTTCAATAAGCGCAAGAACCAAATCTTATGTACGTTATTCAAAGCATACTCTATCATTTCGGTTAAATGCTGCTCTCTCGCCTCTTTATCCTGTGGTGCAACTCCATAAACCTCTGTTTTGTTAGAACGCTTGGTAGACATCAAATAACCATACTTTTTAACATGGTCAAGTGGTGAGGCTAAACGTCTTTCCTTATCTACGGCATAATCTTCCCAATCGGTAGGGGAACGTTCTGCCAACATTTTAACGCCATAAAACTCCAATAACCAAAATATTTGGTCGTGGAACTCACCCTTTGTTTTAGGTCTACCTAAGAACATGGCAACGGGCATATTGGAATTATCGGGGTCTAACGCATTGTATCGCCTGTGTATCATTAAACAGGCATCAGAGCCTTTATCTACGGTTGCTTTAGCATTGGCAAACGTATCTAATCCTGCTGCACCATAAGCCGTGTTATCGGGGCATTTAATGCTGTTCTTATATACTGTTTTGTTGGTGTAGTCAGCATCGGGAAATTGCAGGATGTAAACCATACCCTGATTGTTGTCCTCAAAGTATTTCTCACCATTATCACGTTTTTTCATTACGCCACGACGACCGTTTTCGCCTGTGACTACATTTCTGCCTAATGCTTCTATCTTTGCTTCTACACGTTCTATTTGGGCTTTAACGGCTTCTAAGTCGAAATTACAACGGTTATTAGCACCTTGGAATACTTCTTTCCACTCAAATGGGTTTTTACGCTTTTCGTCGGCTAATGCCTCTGGGTCGTCAGAGAGCATATCCCGTGTCACCTGCATGAATTGTCTTGCGCCAACAAAAGGGTCGGGACACTTATCCATTTTACCTGTCATTGGGTTTATGAACTCATGCGTCTGCAACCAAACAACTTGTAGTGGGGTAGGATTTTCTATGATGCTTTCGCCGTACTTGCCTATGTAACCCATGTAGCCACGGTAAGCAGGGAGGAAGAAACGTTTAAGTTTAGTTTTTGTACGACCGTAAATATCTTTTTTGCCATTAATATGGTCAGAGCCTTCCCAAATTTCACGGAAATTATCACCTCCCTTGTCACCCTTATCTACCGTAGAGAACATGGACATCTTACCGATTATCATTGCACCCTGTACTAATGTGTCACTAATCTTAGCTAAAAGGGTCTTTACATTGGCTTTTATAAATTTTCCTGCCTCATCGACCGTTAAATGTCGCAACCCTCGACCGTCATAAACCGTTTCGGAGGTATCTAAGTAATTTACACGATTATTCTTTCCTTTATCGGAGTTGATACGGGTATTATTAGCAGAAATCTTACGGGAGGTTTTAGCGATGTGAATTTCACTTTCAGTTACTTTGTTTAAGTCAGGCATTAAAAATTCAGGTAAGCCCTCAATACCATTCTTAACCATGAAAAACATTTCCTGCGCATCCGTACCTGTCTTAGAAACGATACCCGATAGTGTGTTGCTTTCCAATATACCAATAAGAACTTTTATTGAAGCGGACATTGACGATAGCCCGACACGCCGTCCTTTAATGCCCAAGTCGCCCAAACATAAGGGGTCTTCCTCGCATAGCATGAAAAAGACAAAATATTCAAGACATACGTCCTTAAATTCAGGATAGCGTTGTGAGAGTAAACGAAACCATTGAAAAAAAAAGTAGCAGTATTTATTGAAGTAAGTGGGAACGCCATTAATCATTATCCACTCGCCTGTCATTAGGCGTTCTATTTCTTCATCAAACCATTGGAGTTGTTCGGGAGAGGCATTAACCGTCCACATTACGCCCTTATTGGGGTCAGTATTCCAGTTATCCCATTGTTCGTGTTCGTCACGCCTGTGCCATACTTGGTCTTCTATCGGCAGGTAAATTCCACGTATAGTTGAGAATTTGGGGATTGGTGGAGTTGCATAAGGAAGCCCTTGCACTTCCGATGTCAGTATTTGACCTTCTTTGTATTCAGGATTAATGTTAAACTTTTTTGCCATTTAACTTAGCCTCTACTTTTTTACTTCGCAACTCAAAGGCATTTCCCTGTGCCATAGATGTATTTTCAACCTCGGATACTTCGCCTGTGCCTACCATTGATTTTTTCCGTTCGCCACTACATAGTGTTTCAAACTCACCCAATTCTTTAGTCATGTTTATCCACTTCATAGCGGTTGCGGTATATTTTTCGTCAATGACAATATTAGGTTCTTTACCCTGAGCAACCATAGCCATATTGTCTGCATAGGCATCTAACAACATCGTAACCGATTTTAACAGTTTCCCGATAGATGATTTGTTTTCTTCCTCTTTTGCTTTCATTATTTTTTTACTGATTGGGCTGCAGACTTTACCGCATCGTACATATCGTTGTGAGAAACCGCACTATTCAAAACGTAATGATTAGTATTGGTTTGTGCCTTATCACCATCCTGTTCTGTTTGGCTTTTTAATATGCGGTTGTCAGTAAGGAATTTATGTACGTCAGGTTGTTGCTCACTTGGGAACTTACTCACAATATCTGAATGACTTGCAGTAGCATCACCGAAATGATAAATAGGGTCAGCCTTTACTATTGGTGTTGATTTAATCTCAACTGTTTTTAGGGTTGTGGGTCCGGGACCGTTTCTTTTTCCTAAAGCGATGGCATCCTGAATGCCCTTAATGTTTGATTTTGCCATTATGCTATGTTTTTAATTTCTCCGTTCGGGTCGTCTATCACAAAGTGGTAGTGGTCAAAGTTAAGCAAAACTTTATCTTCATATTTAAGCCCACTATCCGCACCCCTGAACACCACTTCATCAACCTGCACATCCCTGTTCTTTTCGCCAACATTCAATATCCTCGACCTCACCGTTTTCTTTTTGGTCATTGACAAATCAAATATAGCATGTTCCTTTTGTGGCAAGTCTTGGGCTAAGAAATAGTCTTTATAAGGGTAAAACTCGCCATTACGGATGTAAGCGAAAATATCGCCCTTAAATACCCTTTGGTAAAACACTTTGTCCAATTCAATTTCATACATCGAACTGTCGGGCATGATAAGTATATCGCCTTTTTCAATATCGCCATTACCATGTGTAACTAATGCTTTGTTATTTTCAACCAACAAATGTTCGGGCATGTAGATGATACCCTGTTCTTTTTTAATCTTATCGCAAAATACATATTCGCCCAATGGTTTTAATACGCCGTCATTGTATGTTCCGAATATTCTACTTGGGTCGATAAGGAATAGTAATTCGTTATTATGTACCACGTGCTGCTGAACCTCAAAGCCCCTATTCTCCGCAATGTCACCATGAAAGGTAAAATGGTGTACCACGATTATATCGCCTTTAGATAGGTTTAATACATTATCCTCATCAATCTCTGCAATAACTCCCAATTGGCTGTTACGTGTCCTTAAATTGCTGTCAAATGACTTGTCAATGTACAATTCGATGTCGGGAGTAAGTTGATACTTTTCCTTATGATCTAAAAATCCCTTAACTAAATATTTTCCTTTTTGTGGTATCATATAATGGGTGGGTAATAGTTTCTTAATGGTACTTTTCTGATTTGCTCTATAATGTTATTCAACCGTGTTTTACCATGCTCAGTAAGATAGTAAAGGTCGTGATAGGCTATTTTCTTAACGTGTCCCGCTTTTATCATTAGCCTCATGGTGGTCACCCATCCCACTACATTCTCTGAACCAAATCTATATTCCGAATCGCCTCGGTTAAAATGCTCTACGTGTGTCCCTGTTACCAATATGACCATTTCCATTTTAGTGATGTAACCGTTCTCTCTAAGTTGCTCATAGCCAATAATAGCCCGTATTGATATTTCACCATGCAGTACCGTCCTTGGGGTATATTCATTCCAATCGAAGCATTTAGTGAAGAAGCGTTTGTTATGCTCCATGAATTTTTGCTTCTTTTCAAGAAGTTTGTACTTTTTAGTTCGTTTACGGCTATTGTTCTGATAAAGCATGAGCATGTTACGCCGCTTCCAACTGGTTGCTTTAAAACTCTCTGCTCTGGCTTTCTGCATTTTTATCTGCCTGTCCTTTTCCCGTATCTCTGCGGCATGTTTTATCTTAACCGTGTTTTTCAGTTGAATGTAGGCACTACGCCACTTCTTTGAGGCTAACGTTAATCGTTTAACCTTGGCGTTTAGGGTGGTGATTAATGCCTTATGAACCCGTTCTAAAAAGTATCTTTTTTTGTCATACCTCGTCCATACGTAATTCTCCCGCATATCTCTATCGGTAGGGCGCATTTGTGGACGTTCTGAAACAAATTCGGTCATGAATGTTTGCGAATGATGGTCAACAATCTTTTCTTAGTTATTTTGCCGTCTAAAATGAGGTTATTACACCCAAAGGCAAAACAAATTCTTGAAATGTCATTATTAAGGCTGATGCACATGTTTTGACACTTAATTAGCACAGTAACAATATCTGTTATACCCAAATCAAGTTCATAAAAGAAATTTTCATGTTGGTAAAATGGGAGTTTATTTTCTTTGTACTTACCCAACAAAGCCACCTTATAGCCCTCATTACATAATTCATTTATTACTTCGATTAAAACATTATCAATTCCTAAATCAGCTTGCTCTTTATTGTAAACTGAAAATAGAAAATCATACGTCCTAATTTTTTTATTTGTTATAACAAAATCATTAGTTAAACTGCATTTTATAAATTTTACCATACTAACAAAGCCCCCGCCCTCAACAAGTAAAAGTAATTGCGAAACACTAATAGACTGATTGGGATAACGTTGGGCGGGGGAGTTTTTTTAATTTTTTTATCGGTTATCATCTTGTATTTCGCTCTTCAAAAGTAATAGAATTTTTGTACTATTTTTGAAGCAGTTAATTAACTTAAAAACATAAATTTATGGCATCAACAATCACATGTACAGTTGTGGTAACCCCAGATGGAGTACTTACAACTGCAACTCAGTATCTTTTTAGCCCGTACGCTATTACACGTATTAAGCCTGCTACTGCAAAGCAAATCGCTCTTTATCCAACTGTTCACTCTGTTATTGGTATTAGCAGGGCACAAAATAATGCCCATGAGACGGTAGATTATTTGGTTACGGATACGATGGCTACGTTAGCAGGGCTTTAAGCCTCTACCTCCATGATGGAGTAATCGGGGAAAACAATTGAAAGTTGCGTCGGGTTAAAATACGAGGCAACTTTCTTTTTTACCGCCATTACCTTATCTACAAAACTTACCACTTTACATACTTCCATTTCAGGCATTGTGCCTACTTTGTAAATTGGTAACCTAAAGTCGAGATTGGTCGGGGGTTCCATGTTTTTAATGTTGGTGTATATTTCCGTAGGGGAATAGTTTTTGTTTTTACGGTACTCTAACGCATTGTTGTGGCAAGTAGTTTGGTATAGGTAGGTGTTAAGGTCGGTAAGGAATATCTTTAAGTCCTTTGGGTCGCCGTCTGCAAATCGCTGCACCGCATCTTTGAAGTAAGGGTGCTGCATCATGTTTTCTATGTTGCTCGCAATGGTCATTTTACCCTTTTTAATCGTGGATTAGCCTTTTTTGCTTTAGCTGAGGCGTTACGTGAACTTGCTGCTAAAATCGCTCCTGCTGCCTTTTTCCCATAACCTTCTTTTTCAATAGATTTTTGAACCGCCTTAAATCCTTTGTGTTTTATCTGTTTCGCCATAACTTGTTGATTTGTTGATGTAAAATTAATGAACTAAAATTGAAATTAACAAAAATATTTTTACACGGTTTTATTTAGCCATCGTTCTATCTTGTCAGCATTACTCAATAACTCGTTTACATCCTCTGATTTTATGCTTGAAGCGGCTTGTAAAGCGATTAGGTGTAAGTCGGGTTGATAGATTTTCAAATATTTTGGATTTAAGGATTCAAACATCTTTTTATCTATCTCCTGTTTTTCTGATAATGTTACTTCTTTAATCATACTCCAACTTTTTCTAATTCTTGTGATACGTATTCTGAAAATTCCTGTAATGGTTCTAAGTCAAGTTTACACAAGGTGTCAAGTATGTTCCACAACACACCGATAAATTCCTCTGCATATTCATCCTGCTTAACGACTATTACAGACCCAAGGCGGCTTTTTAATTCTTTGGCATCCATTCCTATACGCTTAGCGAAGTTGTTAGCGACAGGAGTTTTAAACGCCGTGTCCATGAGTACCATTTTGTGTTCAAATAGAAATAGTTCGGACAGGATGGCCAACTTAAATAGGCTTTGGTCTACTTCCTCTGTTCTTTGGGTGGTGAGATTTTGCTTAATCATGGTCAAAATGGTAATTCGATAATATTTATATATTCATTAATGCTCAGCCAATCAATTGCATCATTAAATGCCTCCCTATAACTTTTAAAGTGCTTTTTTACCCCTTTTTTATACACTTCAAAAAATGGTGACATTGCATCTTGAAAATATATTTTACAATACCAGTTATCCCAATCATCTATTGGCTGTATGTCAAGGAATATCTTATGCCTTGTTAGACTTTCTATATTTGGCGTTCCGTAAAAATCAATCGGTTTTTTCATTATGATACTCCTTCTGCAAAATCAATAGCCATTTGTTTAGCATCTTCCATGCTCGTTGCAACCCATTCACCCTTACCATATTTTTGAGGTGGATAAACAAATGTTTCTCCAATAGTTCCGTGTAGGTTTTTATTTGGAACAAATTCAGGTACATATTCCCAAGTAACCTGTGCACCATGAATACCTTTGTCATTTACGGCGGGAATAGCAGAAACATTTGTGTGTGCATCGTCACTCCAAAAATTAATACTTCTCTCAAGAAAATCATTTAAATCAGTTGGCACATATCCACAATCCCCTTTTTTACATTCAGAACCTATACCAAACCCATAAACTGCCCTATGTGACCATCCATACCATTTTTGTTCTAAGGGGTTAAAACCTATACAGGCAACCTTACCATCATTTATTGATTGTATTTCGTCTGTAATTCCCTTTTTAATCATCCATGCGACATCCTCTGCATTATTTACAAAGCAAATATAACTTCCGTCGGTTTTTGAATAATAAGTGTCAATTGGTTCACCACCCTCATACTGTGGGTCCCATTTTTTAATGTCTGCTATTTTATTTAAAAAATCAATGCAGTTTTGTTTTGTCGGTTTTTTCATCTTAAAATAATTTTAATTGTTTCGGTTTAACTTGTTTATTGGCAATCGTTTTTTCTATCGACTGTTTAATCGCCGCAGCCAAAGCGGTTAGTCCCTTGCTTATGGCGTAGTCATAGTAGGCTCTGTTGGTTTTTAGGAAGTTTTCAAGCATAGAGGTAAAATAGAATTAGTCATGTTATCTATGGTAATAATATATAAGTTTACACTGTAATATTTTCCTGTTTCATTACTCCAACTAACGTCGGCAGTTCCGCAGGCTTTTCACGGCGTACCCCACCGCAATCTCTTAATGAATAATTTTTTATGTTGATAGCTGCGTTTACATCCCTATCATGCAAAGTCAAACAGTTAGCGCAAATCCATTCTCTATCTGCCAAAGTAAGTGTATGATTTGTGGCTCCGCAATTGGAACAAATCTTGGTTGACGGCTGAAATGTTGGAATCTGTAAAATATTTTTCCCGTTCCATTCGGCTTTATATTTACACATTTCTACAAACATACCCCAGCCTGCACTTTGAATAGCTTGTGCCAATTTATGATTTTTCATCATATTATCAATTTGCAGAGTTTCAAAGCAAAGCGTATCGTGGTTCTTGATAAGTTCACTTGAAAGTTTATGCAAAAAGTCTTTTCGTTGATTGGCTATTTTTTCATGGCATAATGCTAATTTCAATCGGGATTTGGTTTTATTATTGCTACCACTTTTCTTTTTTGAATATTGGCGTTGTAGGTATTTTAAATGAGATAATTGCTTTTTAAGATGTTTTGGGTTATCTATTTTCACTCCATCGCTGGTGACAATTAGCGATTTGATACCTAAATCTATGCCAATTGATGTTTTTTCGACTATTGTTTTTTTATCAGGTATGTTGTTAGAGGTGTCTACCAAAATGGATACAAAATATTTGCCAGTTGGTGTTCTACTAATTGTAGTTGATTTAATTTCCCCTGTAAATTCTCTATCTATTATTATTTTAATTCCACTTCTAAATTTTGGTTGATATAGTTTTCCTTCTTTTATTTCTACAAATTCACCATGTGGATTTCGAAAAGATTGAGCAGAATGTTTGTTTTTGAACTTAGGAAATCTTGAATATCCCTTAAAAAATTGTGTAAATGCCTTATCAAGATTTATTATCGATTGTTGTAGAGATTGACTATCTACTTCTTTTAACCATTCACATTCTTTTTTTAGATCGGGCAATTGCTTCATCAAATCAAAACAAGTAATGTTTTTCCTATGGGTAGCATAAGCATTGTTCTTCACCTCTAATGCCAAGTTGTAAACAAACCGACAACTACCAATATGCTTATTGATAAGTATAGATTGGTCAGGTGTTGGCATTATGCGATATTTATAAGCCCTTAGCATATGCAAATATAATACATTTTGTTTGTTTTCTATTAATTATCTATTTGTTGTTTAAGGGGGTTAAAAGTCAAAATTGGATGCTGTTGTTAAATCCATAAAAGTTGGGTTGCACCCCTCAATAATTTTAATTCGTTCACTAATCGGTATAAATGTAAAATATGTGAACCTGTCAATCGCCTGTCCCTCTGTTGAATTTTCTTCTAAATAAACCAATCGGTTTAGGTATTTATCATCGGTTAAAAATAAACTCATTTCGCTCCATTGCTTATACCATTCAACCATTTTTGAAACGCTTTCACAATATCCCGCATGAATATTTTTTTTAGTGTGGTCTGACATTAGGTATGTGTACATATTAATCCTCGTTCATATAATTAGGTCGTATAATAAAATTAGATGGTTGTTGCGGGGCTTGAAAAGGTATATTTTGCCTATCAGAAAACTTCATTAACGCCCCGTTAAAAATTAGATTTGCGGTATCACAAATCCCGCTTCTGTTCTTAGCGAATATAACCTCACATAAGCCCATTGTGCTTTCATTATTTTCGGTATAATCAATGCCATAATATTCGGGTCTGTAAAGGAATAAAACACTATCAGCATCTTGTTCAATCGAACCGCTTTCACGTAAATCAGATAACATTGGTCGCTTAGCGTTTCCTGCACGTTTTTCAACCTCTCTACTCAACTGCGATAAGGCAATAACAGGAATATCCAAATCTTTAGCCAATCCTTTTAACCCTCGGCTTATTTTACTTATTTCCTGCTCCCTGTTGGTGTTTTTATCTTTAGCACCCTCCATCAACTGCAAATAGTCAATTACTATTAATCCAATTCCATAAAGTTGTTTAAGCCTAACTGCCTTACTTCTCAAAGACGTTATCGACAATGATGCAGTATCATCAATGAATATTTTAGATTTAAAAAGATTTATCGTTTTGCTTTCCAATTCCTCAAAATCAAACTTTGATAGTTGCCTTTTCAACAACTTATCCTGAAATATACCCGTTTCGCTTGAAATAAGCCTGTCTGTTAACTGGTTTTCACTCATCTCAAGTGAGAATATGGCTACGGGCGTTTCGTGCTTTATAGAGGCGTTTTTGGCTATCTGTAACGCTAATGCAGTATTGTGGGTTAAAATGTAATCGTCGGTTATATAAAGTTGGTCGTGGTGTGATACGCTTATACAAACACAATCCTCTATTTTATCAGGAACAACACTTGATATAAACTTTTGAAGTTTATTTTTTGAAAATCCATACCTTTCTTGGTGCTTTTTAGATGTTACCGGAGTAAACCCGTTGGTGGTAAATGAAATATTTATCCTGTAAAATTTTTGGCAAATAACCTCAATGCCATTTTTTGTGTATTTACCTTGTTTTTCTTTAAAGGTTGCCCTTCCTCCCAACGACCGAACCAAATCAATTATTCCAATTTTAATCCATTTTGAAGTAGTAGAAAACTCGATACAATGTCTATCAACAACATACCCATCGGTATCTAATAATCCTCTCAATAATTCCAGCCTGTTAGCAAAAGAATTTCTTAGGTACTCGGGCGGTATTATTTTATCTGCGGATAGTTTACTGTCCAGTCCATAATGCTTTAATAATCCAATCAGTGGGTTTTTCCCAACAGTAACGCCATTTATTCTATATTCCGGGCACCTGATATTTGATTTTTTTCTTTTAATAACACAACCCTCGGGCAACGCTTTAGATATTCTCTCTATTATATCAAACTCCGGGTTAGTTATGCTTAAATGGGATAAACATCCATCACCAAGTAATACCCCCATTAAATATGGGTCAATTAATAGTTTTTTGGCTGAAAAGAATACGGGTTCAACAAAATCAACAGAATGATTTTTTCTATTATCCTTACCTGTTTTTAATGTGTTTCTTATTTCGTTTAAAGACTTAACAGACGGGTCCATTTTATTTTTTCTTTCGCTGCGGCTATGTGTTAGCCAAAGGTGTTCGTCACAACATCTTGTTTCAGTATCGTCATTAAACATTACAGTATATGTTTGTTTTTTACCCTGCGGAAATACACCGTTAACTTTTTGAATACCACCGCCTGAATTACATATAACATCGCCAATTTTTAGTTCGCCAATTTTCTTAAATCCAGTAGGTGTTAATACCTTAGAGTTTAATGGTTGCGCCTTACCCATGGCGGGTCTTGCAGCAACTATTATCAAATCTTTTTTCTGCCAACCCCCTGTTATTTCATCAATCGAAGTAAATCCGCTTCCCAATCCCGTTAAACCACTTAATGTAGTTGCTTGATAATCTTTCAAACGTTGTCTGCCTAAGTCACCAATATTTTTGACATCCCTACCGTTCTGATTAGCCATAAGCGAATAGGTTTCCTTTTGGTTTTTTTCTACCATTTCAAATACATCGGTAGTATCTTCGTAAGCCGAATTAATCGTTTCGGTGCTTATCCTTATCATCTCCCGCTGCAAAAACTTTTCGTAAATAATAAGCGAGTGCGTTTTAATGTTTGAGGTTGAAGCTATTCTGTTGGTTAGTTCGGTAATGTAATAAGCACCGCCTATCATTTCTAACTCCCCCAATTTTCTTAATTGTGATGTTACGGTTAGAATATCAATCGGGTCACCTTTTTCAAATAATAACTTAGCGGCATTAAAAATCTTTTGATGGTTATCACGATAGAAACATTCGACTTTTAAAACCTCAATCACGGTCATAAAAGCGTTTTTGTCTATTAGGATGCCGCCCAATACCGCCTCTTCCAAATCAGTTGCTTGCGGAGGTAGTTTGCCTAATCCAGTGTAAGGTGTTAAAACGCTTCGTGTTCTACCTGAAAGTGTATCGGCACTATATTGCTTGTCGTTCTCAAAAATCATTGTGGTTGGTTTCTATGGTCAATTTTTCGGGTCGTAGAGATTTGTTGTTTAGGGGCTTGTATTTTTGCTAAGTCCTTTTGGCTTAATTCAAAAAAACCAGAATAATTATTCCCAATTGCACTATCAATTATTTCGTTTGCCATCACCGCATCTTCTGCGCTATATTTTAAAAGTTTTTTAAATGCTGTTTCATAAGAATCTTGCGTCTTGTACATTTCCTTACGAGCCTTTTTATAATTAATCCACCTTTCAAAAATTTTAAAAAATTTCACCTCTTTAGTAAATAGTTTAATAGTACCTGTATCTATACCATTACCTATACCATTACCTGTGGGGCTTTGAAGCCCCATTGAAGCCCCTTTATTTACGAATGCTATTAAGTCGTCTTCAAACCTATCAGAATAGTTCTCAAACCTCGAAATTATGCCCCTATGGGCTTTATTGTCGGGATTTAGTGGTAAATTCTTTTGATGCTTTACAAACTTCTTTAAAAACAAAACCCTTTTATCTTCCGAAAGTATATAGCCCCTTTCAAGCCCCTTTAAAGCCCCTTTAATTTCATCGGGTGATATTCCTGTGTCGAAGTTCAGCTTTCTTAGGCTTAGTTCATAAAAGCCAGCTATATCGCAATTATCGCAAAGGTATAGGAACAGTAATTTTTCGAGAGGTGAAAGGTCTACAAACCATTCGTCAGCCCATTTTCCAGTATCGCTAAATCGGTATGCCATATCTTAAAATGGAAGTTCGTCGTCCTCTATTACCTGCTGTTTTTTACCAAAGACATGTTCCCTTATATTGTCTTTAATCATTTTTGATATAGACAATTCTAAATCATCATGTTTTTTAAATTTTGGTTCTGTTAATTTATATCCCGTTTCTCTAATAAAGTTTATTCCATTTACTAAATCAAGTTTAATAGAATAAACTTCAAGATTATCAATGATTGAATCAATATAGCAGAAATCGCCAGTGCAAATACCTGTTCCAATAAGAAATATCTTAAACTCAACATTAATATAGTCGGCACAGTAATGCCTAATTGCATTACAATATCTTATTGCTTGTAGAAAAGCATTTACATCTATTATTCCTTTTTTAATTTCAAATAAACCGACCTCCAAAGTTTTATTTTCTGAATAGTTAAAACCACTTGTATGCCTATAATTTAGACCAACCAAGTCTAATCTTCCATAATCGCCAAGCGTAACTTGCCTTGAAAAAAATTTATACTTACTAATGCCATATAATCCCCTGTCTGAAAGTTGCTTTAACTTCCCATCTTTAACGGAATTATAAATTAAATCTTCTATTTGTTTTTCTGAAAACTCCATGTGCGTTTAATTATTTTTAAAAATTAGGTGATAGGAAACCCATTAACAAGCTATTTTAGATGCTTGCTTTAAAAGCAGGGTAATCTTATTTCTTACATCTTCGGGCATTGTTGCTTTTTCATTTAGCATCATTGATAGGTGAGCAGAACTAACACCTACCTTGTCGGCAATGAAACTCTTTAGTAATCCAGAGGCTTCAATGTTCTTTTTTAATTCTTCCATGGTTCAAAGATATTTAATTATTTTTAAATCACAATAGCAAACTGCAATTATTTTCAAATAAAAAATCCCTGCCATTTTATGCCAACTCAAAACAATATCCCTTTGCAGTATACGGACTACCATTTTTTTTCTTTTTATAAACCGAATTATATACATGACCAGCTGTAGTTCCAATACTTATACCGGCTTCCTTTAGGGAATTAAATCTTACCTTGTTTCCTAAACTATCTATGCTATAAACTGGTACTGGTGGTGGTATATTTTTTAGATTAGAATAGTTTCCCTCAGCGCTTTTTCCTAAACATCTAAAAGCATGAATATTGTTTTCCCGTACTGTACACCACTCTAAATTTTCTAATCTATTATCGTTTTTAATGCCATTAATATGATTAACGCACGGTTTGTTTTCGGGATTAGGAACAAATGCTGCCATCAATAGTCTGTGTACAAAGAAATTTTTTTCAACTACCCCGACTTTAATATGTATCTTTTGGTATCCCTGTTTATTAACATGGAGTTTAAACATATAATTAGTTAAATTATTTCTTATCCTCGCATGCGTTGAAACACTATAGTTTGAGTCTGGTATTTTTTTCCATTTTTCCATATACAAATATAAAAAAAAATCCCTGTTAAACACAAAAAAATCCCTGCCGAACTCCGACAGGGATAAACCTTATAACCGATTCAAAGGTAGGGATTATTCAGCACTATCCATCCATTCATCAAAATATAAGTAAGGTTTCCCCTTTGGTATTATTTCCCAACCTTGTGATTCTGGGATTGGATAACCTTCCTGTTCCTCATAAACAGAAACAGGTTGCATAGCGTAATCATCTACATAATTATCCTCTGTTAATACGCTTGCTGACTGTATGCCAAATCCTCTTTCTTCACCACTTGCCAATACTGGTTCGTCTAATTGCCAATCTTCAAGTGTATTTACGAAATCCTTTAACTCTCTAAAGGTCATTGATGGTTTTGTTTTTGTGTTCATGGTATTTATTTTATTTTGTTTATTTTTCTGTTATTTTAGAGAATAAAAAGTCTGTTAAATAGGCATAACTTTCCTCACTATCTTTAGTTAATTTCTGCCCTATTCTATCCATTATTTTAAAAGCACCATGGAAACATTCATGCACTATTATCCTGTTTGAAGGATTATTTTGAAAACGAAATATGATAACTTGGCAATCGAATATTTTAACCAATGCATTCGCACAATCCATATCCATAATACCGTCTTCAATATCTCTATATATAGAGGGTTCGTTCCAACGTTCTGTTATATCGTTTAACAGTTGCTTATTGGTTTGTCCAAATGATGCTAAAACTTCTACTGGATATATCTCCAACTTAAAAAATATAGATTTTGCCACAATGTTAACTTTCTTCACTTGGTTCAAAGTCCTTACCGTAGTTAGGGTGTAACAAATCTTTTGGGGTCGGCTTCTCGCCCTTAGCACCTTTGATTATTGTTGTTTAAAATTTATATTTCAGCGTAAAGTTGAATAAGGTTTAAATCGCCGCCTGTCATGTATTGACTATATTTATCTTCCCATTCGTAAATATTATCGTCGCTAAGCCCATCCAAATCGGACATGAACTCGTCTTTCATTTCAAACGGAATCACATACCAGTGTCCGTCGTCGTCTTTTGTTGCATAAACTTTTTTCATAATTATTTAAATTTAAGTTCTATTTCTTCATTTGGTAGTGGGAGAGGTAGGTTAAGAAAATCTAAACTCCACTGCCTAATTTCTTCTGTAAACGTTAGCATTTCGATTGTCGATAGTTCAGTAGTGCTCTTATACCGCCTTAAAACCTCACCAGAGGCTTTGTCAGCCATTATCTCCCCGTTTTGGTCTAATATATCCTCAGCCAAAAATTTGTGTCTTAAAACCTCCTTTACATCATTTTTATCAATACCCGTTTCATCGGCAATGGCGTTTATATACCAATGCAAGACTGCGTTTTGTTTCAATGAACGAGGTTTGCGCCTTGTTGCTATGGTAACAGTCACCTTATCGCCGTCTTTAAAGGCATTTTTAAGGTCTGTGAAGCAATATCTTTCATTAATGAAGTGCAAGGTAGCATCATCACCTGTATGCACTACTACGGCGTTATATGAGCGATTAGGCATTATTTTTCAGGAATTTCTAAAAAGTCAAAAGTTTCGTTTCTAAGGTTATCAATACCTATTGAAGTTGACGAACTGTGCCCGTAAGCGGGATGGGCTAAGTTTTGATTACAATTTAATAGTCTTTTATACATTTCATCACGGTATTCGTGGAATGCAACTTTAATTTCGTGCCTTAAATTGTCATTGGATATTTTGTGTAGCAATCCGTCTATATTTAAGGATAATTCTTTTTCGGTTTTCATTTTTTCCTATTTTTAAATTGTTGATATTCCTCCCAAGTGTAAACCTTTACGATGCCTTGGTTGATGAGGGTTAGTATGCGGATGGGTAGGTCGATGAGGTTCATTTTTCTTCAACAGTTAAGCCTATTTCATTTTCATCGTGTGTATAAACACCTGTGATACAATAATCTTTCATGGCGCAAATATTATCGTCACCTAACTCAAAAAATACCAAAGAATCGGCATTGTGCCACTCCCTTAATTTTTGCAGTTTATCTATAAGTTCTTGTAGGTTAAGTTTCATGATTTATTGCGTTTTAATATTGGAAATTGGGTTTTTGGTTATTTAATATTAAAAATGCTTATAGGATTTCGTCGTTGCCTTGTTGATTTATTCGGCCTAACTATCTGCCAATTATCTAATAACCACTTTTCACGATTATGTTGTTCGTTATGATACGCTTCTCTGTCTTTATCAATTTGCAACGCATCATCCTGTATTTGAAAACTTGCCGACATAAACTGATAAATGTTATGCCAAATTTCTAACTGTTGCTTATCTCGCTTATTCATTTAAATCTTACTTTAACAAATTTAAAACTATTCTTTCTTGATGCGAAAGCCTTAACCCAATTACCATCTTTAGCTATTCTATAGCCGTGGGCACCTTCCAACTGAAGGCTTACAAACTTATCCTTGCATTTTAATTTTAAAAGCCCATCGCCAATGTTGATGTGAACAAAATCACATTTGTGTTCTACACTTTCAGATAAAACCCGCCAGTATTTAATAGTTCCATTTGATTGTACGCCTATAGGCCTTGAAGCAACTACCTCTCCTACTATTAATTTATATTTTCTAACTTCTTCATCAAAATCATCGGGCGTTATTTTAAACCAATCGGCCCTAACATTTTTAGATTTAAACGTCTTGTGAAAATGTTTTTCTGCCGCACTTTCATCAATAAAATATACACTAACAGGTGTTAATTCAAATGGATAATAACCAGTCTGTGATCTAATTCTACCCGCTTTATGCGCCTTTGTTTTACCTATACGGCAAATATTATTTGTAAAATCATGCAGGCAATAAACGTAACCCATCTCAATTTATGCTTTAACAACCTTACTTTCAATAGCACGTTCAATTTCTTTAAAGGATGATATTTTGTGTAGCCCATCAAAAGCCTCTACCTGTGCATCGTAGTTGATCTGAGCGCCTTTATAAAACAGGCGAGGGTTAACCATATACTCGCTACCACCAACATGTATAATGGTCTTTTTGGTGGCGAACTCTTTTACTATTCCTCTAACGGTTCCAATTGACAATTTCAATTCTTTAATCATCAATTCTTTTGTCGTGTTGCTGAAATAAAACATACCAGTTTTATCATTGTAGTCTTTCAGTATGTAAGCCAACACTTTCCCCGGATTTCCTAATCCAGAGATAAACTCATACATATTATCGTCGTTCAGATACATAGTTACAAATATTGTTTTAATGGCCTGTGAACGGTAAATAAGCTTCTCACCAACCTTAGCGCCTGTTGCAGCATCGAAGTACTCTTGCCTGCCTTTAAAGACATTCTTTTTAGCTGAACGCTTTGGCAATCCTTTATTACTATCCACATTTCTTTGTCTTTATTATTGTATAACAAATGTACAAACTATTATACATCTATCCAAATAAAACTAATAAAAAGATAAATAGTCAGCATCTGCTGTATCGAATCCCAGCATTAAAGTGCCCAAATCCAGCATTTACACCTTTGTAACTAATTGATAACTACCATTATCACCAATACTTACTTATTCTATTATAATCAAACTATCTTTTATTAATAATGTCACCAAATAGAAATGCACACTTGCCTTAGGTTTGGTGCCAAAAATATTTTTATAATTTTTTTTACAGAGTCAATGATTAGGCATTATCCCCCATGGATAGCCCGTCACCGTGTAAATGGGAAAGGGGATGGCCGACCTAACCCGTACCCCGTCTGTAAATGTTTCGGCAAGAGGTTCGACAACCTAATCCCGTTGGACTGTTGGGCTATGGTAAAGGTAAACCACTTTGCAGGTCGCTAATTGGATGGTGTTGCTAAGCGCTTGGTAAACCTTTGTTGTGCCCGCTTGATTGGTGGGTAATTGCTTGGTAATAATCGTCCTCATAATACATATTATGTTAACTGTCTGCTTTACTATGCAGTTTGTTTATGCCTCTCCCCTACCCTATCGTGTTGGTTTAGAGGGGGAAAGGCTGGTTAAAAGGGTGTGGATAATCCCTTCGACACAAAACATCAAATCATAACAAAAAGTAATGGATAGGGTAAAGTATCATAACTTATGGTTATCGGTTATAACGCTGTTTAAGGCGGTTGTAGCAACTTTGGGCTATTGGTGATAGATTGGTGTGGTTAAGTGGTGATGATTAGTTGTAGGGAATATTTGGGGCGTATAATTGATTGTTGGTTATATTGGTAGAGTTTGGTTTGTTAATAGCCTCCGGCAGGTAGGAATAAGAGTTGTTTTAGAGGTCATTACTTTTTGTTATAATAAATGCCTTAGTTGTGATGTTGTTATAGGTATAAAGGTGTTAGGTTATTCCAAATATTGATAATGTGGGAAAGTGTTGTAAAGTGTTTCATCTTTGTATTGTCAATCAGCAATAACGCTACTGACTTAACGCTCTCAAGCATGTCACTTCAAGCATCATTTACAAAACACTCAACAAATGAGTATCAAGTGTTAGACCATAATGGATTTGATACAATAGGCGAATATGTAACATACAAGGACGCAAAATCAACAGTTAGTCGCTACAACAAAACAATATTCTTATTTCGTTCTGCGGTTATTAAAGAGGCATACAAACAAACAACCACAACGTATTATGATTGTATGCGTGAGGAACAATTAGATAGTTTCGCTGATTTATTGATTAGCCTTAACAGTATAAACGATATGGATTATATGTTAAATGAAGATAGAATGTTTTTAGCTGAAAATGTAACGTGCAATTTAGAAGAACAAGATTATATTTAATACCATGAACGATAAATTAAGGCAATCACTTGAAATATATGACGAAGCAATGACTACTTATCAACCTTATGCGGTTTGTTTGCTTCTTTCGGGCGGCGACGATAGTAGGTTATTGGAAAGAATATGTAATGAACTAGGAATTAAAATTGATTTAATATTACACGGTGTAACAGGTACAGGAATACACGAAGCACGAAATTTCGTTCATGAGGTAGCAGAAAAATCAGGTTTTAAGTTTGCAGAAGCTAACGCCGGAGATGCGTATTTTAAATACGTAATGCGCAAGGGGTTTTTTGGTAGAGGTGTAGATGCTCATACTAAATCATACCATGTATTAAAAGCACAGCCATTTAGAACAGCAATATCTAAGAATATACGCCACGGTGTTAAAGGTAGATATATCTTAATGCTAAACGGTGTTAGGGTTGATGAAAGTGAAAACAGGGCAGATAATTTAGGGGATAAATATTTTAATATCGACCCTGCTGCACCTAAAAATATTTGGGTTAATATGGTTCATTGGTGGACAACAAAAGAACGTGATGAATATCTATCTGCTAATAATATTACTCGAAACCCTGTAAGCATAGAATTAGGTCGTTCAGGCGAATGTATGTGCGGAACGATGCAAAGCATGGCAAATGGATTAGAAGCCGCTAAAGCCTTCCCTAAATGGGGTAAATGGTGGACAGACATTAGAAAAGAGGTTGTAAATAAATTCCCGTGGGATTGGGCACAGAATATAAACCGTTATCACTTAGAAGAAATGAACGGTCAAGGGAACCTACTAAAAGCCGAACCATTTATGCCAATGTGTGTAGGGTGTAAATCAAAAGCTAAGAAGTTCAAACCTAACGTTAAGGCACAGAAAGAAATAATTACACTTCCAATAAACGAAGGATTGTTTAAAATATAAAAATACCCTGTTTATCCCTGAGAGCGTTTCGGGGTCTGCCAGCCTATCTCCGTCAATGGAATAGGCATAAGGCAGTAAACGGCTGGTTGCTGTTTGATTTACTTAACTATTTAAATTACTAATATCATGAAAACTATAACTATCTATACTGTTGTTTTTATTCCAACACAAAGCCTTTTACGTAGTTATTCAAATGAAGTAGATGCCGATATATATCTATCTAATCAAATCGATAAAGAGAATTTTAGAATAATAGCCAATAGGTTAAACTATTCAATAGCCGACTTAAACAACTAATCAACCAAATAATTAATCATTTAATCAGTCTCAAACAAATGAAAACTACAACAGATTACAACGGGTGGAAGAACCGCCAAACATGGAATGTGGCTTTACACATTAACAACGATTATAACCTATATCAATCAGCAAAAGAATATGTTAAAGGTAACCCAAACTCTAAAAAACTTTATGGTGGCTTTATTAAATGGGCGGGGCTAACCGATAGCAATACGCCTGATAGAATTAAGTGGAACGGCTCGAAGTTAGATTACAAAGCGTTAAACGATATGATACGGGAATTAATAGAGCATTAAAGATACCCTTTACAAACCTGAGACACTTGTTTAAGGTCTGCCAGTCTGTTAGCTTCGGTTAACGGACATTCGGCAGTACAAGCCTATACAATGTCGTTAAGGGCTTTTAAATTGTCTCGAATGTCAACACTTAAATTAAACAATTATTACCGCAGCCAATTAGAAAAGATTGGTAACCCGCATGTTGGTTATGCACCTCAAGTAAAAATAAATAGCCCCGAAAATGGACAAACCAATTGGATGGCATTAAATGACGAAAGCGCACAGGAGTTGGTTAATTGGTTGAACGAAAATTATAACGTTGTTCTTAAATAATATAGTTATGACCTTGACAAAATATAAAATCACATTTAAAAACTGCCAAACTGTTTATGTTGAAACATTGCAGGGCGAAAAGGAAGCTATTAGAACCGCTATAAAGCAATCTTGCGCCCATCTAAAGGTATACAAACAAATTGATTTATCTTTCAATGAACAGCGTAAAAACATCATTCATTGCTCTTTAAACTAAGGCGTTATGAAAAGGAAAATAACAATAAAAATAAACGGCATAGATACCGAAATAATGGTTCATTACTACATAAAGGGTTTAAATCCAATAATAGTAAGTATGCATGATTTAGATGGCAATTCAGTTCATTTAGATTTATTAGATGAACTGAGCGAGGTTGACCACAATATATTTATTGACCGATTATTAAACAACTATTAGATAACCATGAACGCTACCACACTATTACAGCAGCAAGCGGAAATAGAAGATAAACTAACTAATTTAGAAGCTACCCTACATAAAGCACGTACCGGAGCAATGGGTTTAACTTTAGAAGAAGATAAGACCACAGAATGGCGTAAAGCTAAGGCACAGCACGCTGTTTACTTTAAAATGCTCCGTACTATCAATGGGCAGTTAAACAAGCTTAGAAAGCATGTAGGGTATGATAACGTTAATGGTAGGAGAGTAGCAGTATATCAATATAAATAAACACTAAAAAAAGTCTCAATATGTCAACTAATCAAAAAGATTTACTTTGGAAAGTAAACACACCCGCATTATTAAAAGAAATATCATAACACGGTGGACCCGCTATGTATGGCGTTGTTATGCCGTTAAAGATATTGCGTAACATTTTGTCTATGGTGGCTGTTAGAGCCTCGCAGTTGAACGACCCCGAATTAAACAAACTAATGTGTCGTTTGGCTTTATATGCCATTAGCGACCCTTATAGTGATGGTTACGACAAAGAAGTGTTAAACGAAGTAATGAACGCCGTATGAAACCATATTCAACAGATGAAGTATTTGAAATACTGGATGGCGTTAACTGTAAACAGGACTTAGTAGAGTTAACTAACTACCTTGTAAATAACCTCGAACATTATAGCTTAGTTGACAGGTTTCTGTTCTTACAGGCTATGCATATTTATCATGAGATATTTTATTAAACACACAGGAAAATGAAATTAAAGTCAACCTTTAAAAGCAAGTGGTTTAATGGGTTGGTAACAATAGTCGCCATAAATGAAGAAATTAACGAAATGTTAGTAGACATTAACCCACAGGAAGAAAACCGTTCTACGTGGCGGGAAAGTTGGAATTTAGCCCATACACGTACAGGGTTCAACAATGGTGATTACTACGACCTTACTATTTAACTATTTCAAATAACGTACATAAAGATAACAAAATAAACGCTTAAAACCAATAACCATGAAAATGATATTTTTACTAATCAGCATTATAGTAGTGCTGTTATCGGGTTTATTAACCGGCTGCAGTGATGTACTTTGCCCAGCCTATTCAAGCACTCATACACATAGAATGAAATAATCATGTATCACACCGTACTAATACCACACTCACCACTAATTCAAGAAACATTTAGGTTTCGCTTAAATGATGAAATGCAATTGCTTTTGCGAGAATATTATTATGAAACAAGAGAAACAATACGCCATAAGTTTAAGCCTTTAAAGTGGTATGATGCCATTGATAGGCGTAGATCAAGCATTGGTATTCAAGAGGTAGAAGTACCCGAGGATATTATAAACCAAGTTAAGCAAAATATCTTTAATAAGATAACCTATTTAAAGCCATGATTATCCACAAAATAACTTATCAGTTTCTAAATGTAGACTGTGAGTTTGAAACGGAATACCTTACTAAACTGTTTGAAAAGTTCGAATACCTTTTAGACACGCCAGAGGTGCTACAACACAAAATAAGGTTTCAAACGATAGATAACACCAAAGAACAGGATAAATCGCTTGTAGGGGCTGAAAATAGCCATAATCCGTTTGATAGCGCACTGGGTACTATTAATCTTTATAAATAATGGACTTAACTAAAGAAAACCCCGGCTACTATTCCGATATGTTAAAGGAATTGGCTAAAATTGATAATGTGCCAAGTACTAAGCGTATTACCTATAAATCAATCGAAGATGCAAGGCAGAAAGGTAAAGTAAAGTTTACCGATATGATATTTTCAATTAATCATACAGAAATACATTGCGTTAAGGTTGAAATGAAGCAAAACGTTAAGACACTTATATTTGGCAACTTTGAAATGCCTATGTCCGAATACACCAAACCTGTTTCAACTATTGTTAACAAATCCCTTAAAGACTATACAGCGCAACCTCAACTATTAAAACAGCCATACAAATATTGTGAGGGCGGAGGATGGTATTCAATGGCTTCATTATACCTACTTAATGGTAAATATTATACAGACGCATACTAAAATGAGCAGACGAAACAAACATAAAGATGCTGAACGCCTTGTAATCCACGGCATGAATAAAACAGAATGGCGGTTAAGAAACTATTTGCACTTAAACGACATCTACAAGGGCAATAACGATATGGCAACTATTATTATCAATTCCTTTTTTAATGAGCGTGGAGGTGATAATAATGCCGATTGGAAAGATAAAGTCGCCTATTGTGATACGCATTTTGGTAAATTCGCTCAGTACGCCCATACATGGAAACGAACAGGCTACGACATCAGCAAAGTAGACGAGAGTGATGTATTAGGTACTATGATAGCTGATGATGAAGGTAATTATCCAGTAAATAAATAGTAAAATGGAAGGCTTACAACTCACCCATAATCGTAAATCTGAAATGTCTAAGGGGCAACAATTGCTGCTTACTACAATAATGGAATGTATTAAAAATCAAAAACCGCTATTGTTTGAAGATGTGATTGTTTGTTATTATTTGGGCGTAAAGAAAACTATATTTTGGGCTAATTATGAATTATATAATGGTTCGATGTGTAGTGTAGGACACCATAAAGAATATGACATTTTATCTGAACACGAAAAGGACAGTTATATTTGGAATAGAAAAATACGTGATCTTATAAAGTCATGGTTTGTTTCGGCCATTGGCTTATTAGTTATAAAGGGTTGGTTAACCGTTTTGCCGACTATAAAAATTGATTAACCCACTATCGGGGTATTTAGTACACTTTAAAGGAAAAAAAGAGCAAAAAAGATGGAAACAGCAAGTTTAAAAATGCCTAAAATATCTACTAAAAATATATGGTTTGGCATTTACGGTGGACACTATGATTGTATTACCTTTTTTGACAGGAAGCCTAAAAAAAGCAAAGAGGATTATAATTTAATTGATGTTATCAAAGGCAAGTATTATGACCTTTTGGAAAATAAACAAAAAATTGTGGGTACAATGTATTTAAGTGAATTTGAAGAACTATACCCCGATTTCGACCTTTCATTCCATTTGGTAGAGGGCAACGGCGGCATGAGGCCAAAAGCAATTGAAATAATAGAGGTATTCCAATTAAAATTACAAGCATATTGGGACGAAGGTAAAATGCGAACTATTAATTTCGATTGCGAGGGTTGGAATTAATTTGTAAAAACAAAATCAAAATATATATCTTTGTATCATTAAGTATTTAAAAACGCACGGTCCGGAAAACTACACGTTATAATTACTTCAAGCAAAGATAAAACGGTTATCCGTTCATATCGATTACAGGGTTTTAAAGAACTTACGTCTTTCCGGACCGTCCTCTGTAAGAAAATATGAGCGGATTTTTCGTTTATTTAAGCCCCGATTGTTACAGACTGTCTAACCACGGTAAGGACTACACCGATGCTTATATTCTAATCAAACAACTATCCGCAGGACTACAACATCCCATCCTATTAAATTTCAAGGCAAATAAGGACGCTCACCGTATTAAACTACGCATAGGTGTACTTCGCTTCAATCGCTTATTAAAGTATGCCATAGCCAACGGTTTAGCCAAATTACAAGGTGACCATTTACACCTAATCGGGCACAATGAGGAAAAGCATTTATTCAACCGAAGGCGTAACAACTACAAGCAAGTACCCATAGCCGACATAAAGCGATTTATTCAGGCTCAAATCATCATACATAAAATAAAAGCACAAAAATATAAGATCGCTAAAGCAGCAAAGAACGAAAATCAACGCAGCGTTAAATGTTTTGCCACCTTACTATCTTCTATTAAAAATGAGTTATCAAAAACCCCCAACTTATCAGCCCGTAAAGCAGGCGAACTTTTGAACCTTAGCCATACTCAGGCCTTAAATGTACTCTCGAATTTAAAATCATTCGGTTTAACTATCAAAAAAAGCATAGTGAACATTTCTGAGGGCGATTATCAAAAGCTAAAGAAACAAGGTATAGTAAACGCCCGATACAACAAAGAAACAGGCGACTACTATTATTTAGGGGCAAACCATTTCATATTGTGCAACACTAAAGCTAACTATACTAAAACATCCTTTGGTTACTGTGACAGGTAAGACTGTCTAATGGGCTCTCTCGGATAATTGCGTATAGCTTGTAAACTTAGTTAAGTAGTTACTGTAAATAGGCAGTAAACAGGACATTACTATGGGGGTAGGATAGAGGGGAAAGAAAGAATAAAGAAAGTGAAAATAAATTGTAATAATATTTTGATATTAAATTATTATCATTACCTTTGAATTATGGAAACGCAATCATCACTAAAAGCATGGAAGAAATAAAACCAATAATTATTTACACGACAGAAAGCAAACGTGAAACTGTTAAGAAAATAGCTAAGAAAAAAAGAACCTCTGTTACCAAATTGGTAGAGGGCGAAATCGACAAACTTATAAAGCGAGAAGATACAGAAAAGTAATGGAAAGCAACGTAACCATGAGACAAGTAAAATTTAAATCATTTATTAGCAGGGTTTGGATAAATAAAGAAGGCAATGAATTGCCCGAACTTACACCATACAGCGAACGAAGGGAATACACCACTAAACCCGGCACAGCAGCTTATAGTTCAGACTATGATACCGATGGTTTATTTCACGGTTGGGGATATGAAAGCACCGATAGCGATAATGCTTTGGTAATGGATACTTATGGTATTATAGAAAAATCAGATGGCACAATTGAGCATGTTATACCAAATAAAATAAAGTTCATTAATTAAAAACCACTAAACACTATAACCCACATGAACCACAAAAAGTTTGAATCTATCGAGGATTTTAAGGCGAGAAGGTCAGCTTATAACAAGACTCTTTGGGCAAAAAAGAAAGCTAATAAAGAACCAAAATCTATTAAAAATGAATATCCTTTATCCCCCAATTTTATAGATTGTGTAGGTTTTAAAGAATGTTCTGTTAATGAATTTGGACAAGTAGGGGTAAATAAAAAGGAAATTAAATTGGCTTGGGGTCCGAGTTTTATATTAGAAGAAAAAATAACTTTCGGTAGTAACTCTAAAGATGGATATTATGCAATATGGTTAGAAAATACAAACGGCGTGTTGAAAAAAATAAAGGTTCATAGGCTGGTTGCATTTGCTTTTATTCCCAATCCCGAAAATAAACCGCAGGTTAACCATATCGACGGGCACAAAAAAAATAACCATGTATCTAATTTAGAATGGTGTACAGATAGAGAAAATAAAATACACGGGCACCAAACTGGTCTATATAAGACAAAAAGAGGCGAAGACAATCACCGTGCTAAACTGAGCAATAAACAGGTTTTAGAAATTAAAGCAATGTTGCTTTTGGGTAGGAGGCAAAAAGAAATTGCATCGATATTTGGAGTAGCCGCTAATACCATAAGTTTAATAAACACTAAAAAATCAAGAAACATATAATCATTATGAAATTACAATCTCATCCATCCTTAATGCCCATGCTTGAGCAGATAAAGGATAGTGCCATGACTGAATACCAATTCCGCATGACAAACAACGGGCAAATCATTTGTAATGAAGAAGTGTTCCACAACCATAGAGAGCATTACGCTAAGTCAGCATGTTGTCGTGCCGACATTGTACACTTAGGTGATTTAGAGTTATGCGGTGACTGCGGTAACATTGCAGATAAGTACTAAGCCATGAATACCCAACGCCATTTAACCGCCATAGTCTACAAACAGTATCACCCTAAACAACAAAAGAGTGACTGGAAATTGTACTACGGAGATAATAAAACGGCATGGTTTGGACCCGCTATTTACGCTCATTGCATGGCAGAGAAGAAAAGGTTAATGCAATCAGGACAAGTATATAAAGAACAATTATTTAAAATAAAATAAACAAATTAAAAAATGGTCAAAATGAAAATTACACCAAACAACATTACGAAACTCAAAAAGAATGAGGTGTTCGTATTCGGTTCAAATGAGAACGGCGACCACTTGGGTGGAGCAGCAAGATTAGCAGTAGACAAATTCGGGGCTGTAAACGGTCAGGCATTCGGTATGCAAGGACAATCGTTCGCCATACCCACATTGGATACCAAAATGGCGAAAGTGTCGCTAATCGCATTAAAAGAGTATATAAAGAAGTTTGCATTTCATGTTCATCAAATACCTGCTAAACATTTCTTATTAACAGAGATAGGATGCGGTATTGCAGGGTTTACACCCGAAGAAGTAGCACCGTTATTTGCTCAGCTATTTAAAGATAACCCGACTAATTTGTCATGGCCTCAACGCTTTGTTGATGTATTAAGTATTCCTGCACCAATAAGGGGCTATAAGGTCACTAATAAAGATATGTCATGCCGTGGGTACAAGTACGAGTTAAATAAAAGATATAAGCATACAGGCGTTGTATCGCCTTGTAACAGCGGTTTTCACTATTGTGTAGTGGCTGCAGATTGCTTCGACTATTATTCATTCGACCCCAACAACAGAGTGTTTGAGATTTTAGATCATGGCACAACGGTTATTGAGGGTAATAAAAGTTGCACGTCTGAAATTGAATTTATCAGAGAGTTAACATGGTTAGAAGTATTGACCGTCGTTAATATGGGTAAGGACAATACTGGTTTAAAGAACACAGGCGACAGTAACACAGGCAACTGGAACACAGGCGACTGGAACACAGGCGACAGTAACACAGGCGACAGTAACACAGGCAACAGTAACACAGGCTACAGGAACACAGGCGACAGTAACACAGGCAACAGTAACACAGGCGACAGGAACACAGGCGACAGGAACACAGGCAACTGGAACACAGGCGACTGGAACACAGGCTACAGGAACACAGGCGACAGGAACACAGGCGACTG